TTATTGCAATTTTGCTAAGTCTTTTCTTAACCATTCTAAGTCTCGGACAGTATACGTAGACTCAGTTATATCTTTAATTGAATGTCCAACCATTTCTTTCAATGCATATTCGTCAACTTCTGACTTTTTACATCTCGTTATAAATGTCATTCGTGGGTCGTGAGGTCTATGTTCAGGATTAAGATTGAGTTCGTTCATAACTTTCTTAAAGCGTTTGTTATATTTATCATATGTCATAGCATACGAACCAGAATGAGTCCGACCCTTATCGTTAAACAGGTATCCGGTTCCAAGTTCACTTGCTTTGTCGTAATTGTCTTTTACAAGCCCTTTTATTTTTTCGTGGATTGGTACTATTCGCTGCTTTCCGGCATCCGTTTTCATTCCAGCAATCATATACCATTCATTTATGTTTATTTCATCCAGCTTTAGTGTAGCCAGTTCTTGGGGTCTCCAGCCCATATAGCACTGAATCAATATCCAGTCTACAAACTCAACTTTTCCGACATTATTCCACAATATATTGAGTTCTTCTTCTGTAAATATTATATGCGGTTTTTTAGCTTGTTCTTTTTCTTTTACAATATCATCAGAAATGTCGAAAGTTCTGGCATAATTCATAGATACGATTTCGTATTCTAAACCATAATCCAGAAGTAAATTGAATAGCGATTTTATACGAGATTTAGTTTCAGCAGAAGCATATATTTTTTCGCCTTTCTTTTTACCTCTGGTTTCGATTCGATACCCTTCGTCCATACAACCTTTAATATGTCTGGCTCTTATATCTTTCGCTCTCATCGTGTAGATGGAAGAGCAATAAGCCCATGCCGCAGCGATTGTTCGCTTCGAAGCATCTGTAATATTTTTGAAGTATTCATTACTCCATCGTTCATATAACTGAACTACTGTAATATCGGCATTTAAGTCATATGGATTTTTGTTATATTCGACGAGGGCTTTATACGCTTCATTGTATGTACAAAATGCTGATACAGGTTTGAGCAACTTCAAAATGGGCTTACCAGTTGGAGTTTTACCAACACAGACCCTCACTCGAAATCTGTTACGGCGATTCCCGTCTTTCAATTCTGTAATAGAACCAAAACCGTTTGGAAGTTTCATACGTTTTGGCGAACTTTTTCTTTTCTTTTTGGCTTCGGCATTCAATGGATAGCCACAGTGAGGGCAGATACTTGCCTTATCGCTTACTTGAAGTTCACATTCAGGGCATTTTGTTAACATAATCATTTCTCCTTTCTTTATAGTGTCGATAATGATATACCGCATTGGGCTAAATGTCAATTGCCAATTTCTTCCATCCAGCGTTTCCCAGTTGAATATATAGTTAATACTATTATATCATAACAAGGACTAACTATAGGAGAGCTAGATATAATGGACAAGAAAATTTGTGAAAAATGTGGCGCAGTTTTGAAGCATTATGATAGGGTCACACGAATCGTTAAAGGAAAAGGTGGTGTTAAAAGTTATATTCATGTGGAGAGATATAGATGTCCGAAGTGTAAAACTATACATAGATTTCTCCCAGAGTGTGTACATCCATATAAGCAATACGACGCGGAAATTATCGACGGTGTGATCGAAGGTCTGATAGATTCTGACACATTAGGATTCGAAGATTATCCTTGTGAAATGACAATGAAGCGATGGCGTAGTCATAATTTGACTCCGAAAATTTAATCCACTGACTTTGTTTTAACAAATAAGTAGTAGTTCGATATGATTAGTTTCGAAAGGAGGGAGAACGTTGGAAGATGTGATATTTACACCTGGTTCAGTGCCGGTCGCAGTAGCAGCTAGGATTTACGGTAAAGATGCGACATGGGTGAGAGCTGGACTGATAACAGGATATTTACAAATTGGAACAGCAACTCGAAACGGTAATGTAATAACGACCATATCCCAAATGAGCAGTAAATATGGTCGAATAAATTATTACATATCACCGAAAAAACTCTACGAAGAAACTGGTTATATTTGGAAAGGGGAACGACAATGATAAGATCAGAATTATCAGAAAAGAATCCGTATTGGATAGAAAGGCATCGTTATCATGAATTGAAGCAGTTTTGTCTTCAGTATCCAATATGGAAGAAAACTTACGAATCTATTGATGGCTTACTCGGTAGACCAGCGGATTTATCTACGTTCGGAAAAGCTAAACACATTTCTAATCCGACTGAGAGAATAGGAATCATGAAAGCGTATTATTCAGAGCGTATGGATATGATCTGGAGAGCTGCCGAGAAAGCTGAACCAGAATTGGCACAATACATAGTTCGCGGTGTTACAGAGGGATTATCATACGATCTGATTAAAGTCAAAATGGATATACCATGCTGCAAAGATGTGTATTATTCAGCATACAGACGCTTTTTCTGGATACTAAACAAAGAAAGAGACTGATGTAATCACCAATCTCTTCTTGATATTTTAATCATCGAATCTGTCGCAGGATGTTTTGCATTGAGGATACGGACCGCCACAAGCTTGGCATCCTGCATCGGGTTCGTCTTCATATTCGTCGTTATTGTATAATTCGCTCTCGAAAAAATAATCGTAATTTTCGGCTTCAATATCGTATCCACATTTTGGACAGATGTATATGCAGTTGTCGTTTTCATCATATTCGAAATTCATAAGGGAATCGCTGCATTCTGGACATACTATATTTCCCATGGCAAGTTCTTTTCTAATTTCTTCTTCAGACATCATAGTAGTTTACCTCCGTTTTTTTCTCATTGTATAATGCGATGACAGATAGGTCAAGAGATTCGCGTGATTTACAACTTGTATTATGAGATAAAAACTTTATTCTAGGAGGAATTTAAAATGAAAAGAGCGAAATTTGAAGGTAGAATGAACGAGATTATGCTTGTTGCAACTAAGGCAGCACAGAATGAGGATGGAACTACAGATCCGAGAAACATGAAAGTGATTGGCTTAATGCGAGAAGCTCTCGGTTATGCTATGCAAATGAACTATGAAATTGAATGCCTGAAAAAAGAGATAAAAGTTTTAAAGAAAAATCAGGAAGAGAAGAGAGAGGAGATTGGAGCTTAGGCTTCAGTCTCTTTTTCTTTTTTCGCGTAAAAAACAGGCCCTTTAATGAGAAGAAAAACACATTTTAAGGAGGATTATATTATGAAGAACTTAATTTAAAAGGTATTTTTAGGAATGGCATTTGCTATTCCTTTTTATTTTTCTAATCTAGCATAAAGGGATGGTTATTCTAGTTTAAAACCGTACGCAGGTTACCGCTTTTGGTTTTATATTTGTAATGTGAAAAATTCCCGGGAGGGATTTTCAGAATCTTATTTTTAAAGGAGGAGTCGAATATGATGACGCTATTAATTTTTACCATTGGTATCGTCCTTGGATGGGCTGTCAACACGTTGTTCACGAAAAAACGAACGTCAAAAGGATATTTTTCAATCGAGCCATATGACGATGATGAGACAGGATTTTATCGAGTAAATATGAGGATACCAATTGAAGAGCAGACGGACCTTATACACAAGGAACGTCTTGTTCTATATCGTGAATATTCGCAAAAATAACAGATTCTTTAATGAAACACGTAAATTATATTTCAAAGGAGGATTTATAAAAATGAGCATGGAAGATTTATTACGAACAGAGGTCGAGGCGAATCTCGAAAATATGAAAGATTTGGAACTTGGATCGAAGGAGTATGAGTCTGCAGTGGAGTCAACTTGTAAACTGGTGGATCGTGTGATTTCAATTGATCGAAATGCTGACGATTATGACTTGAAAGATAAGGCTAGAGAAGCCGATATCGAAGTAAAGAATATTCAGTTAGAAAAAGACAAGAGAAATCAGATGATTCAAAATGGAATTACGGTTGGCAGCATTGTTATATCTACTGCTGTTACGATCTGGGGAACATTAGCATCTTTCAAATTCGAGAAAGAAGGCACTGTTACAACAATTTTAGGTCGACAGTTCATTAGCAAACTTCTTCCGAAGAAGTAAAATACGGACCGGAAGGCGCTGAGATTACTTGGCGTCTTCATTTTTTATCAATATTGTATATTTCAACGTGTAGTGGTATAATACCTTTAGTGATAATTACTCAAAGGATGGTACGGACTATGATTAAAATGATAGCTTTAAAATGTCCGGAATGTGGAGCAAAACTTCAAATAGAAGAAGGACATAAAGAATGTTTCTGTCAATATTGTGGACATAAAATATTTCTGGATGACGGGAGTGTTGAGACTACTTATATTTACCGTAAAGTAGATGAGGCTAGAATAAAAGAAGCCGAGGTTGATAAACTTATTCGGCTAAAAGAACTTGAAATTAAGCAGAAAGAATTAGATCGAAAAGCTGAACAGAGAAAAGAAAACAAAGTAATTGCTATAAAATCGGGAATTATTATTAGTATATTCGGTATTTTTTTAACACTCATAGGGATATTGATTCACAATGAAAACATTACTATTATGGGTGTTGTTCTTTGGGCAGTTGTTTTATGGCTCGGAGTAATGTATTTCTTATTTAATATGGATAATAACGAATCGAATAATGAAAAGGAGGATACAAAATGAAAAAGAGCATATTAGCAATTGGATTGGGAATGAGTTTATTACTATCAACACCGATTATGGCAGATGTTCCGGATATTGATTTGGCTTCTATGAGCACTGAAGATTTAGTATCATTGAGGGATTCCATTAATGCTGAAATAGCAAATAAAGGTGGAGATAATATTATAGGCGAGGGCGTTTATACCGTTGGCACCGACATTAAAGCTGGAAATTTCAAAGTAACACCGATGAAAGGCTATGACGGACGTACTTCATTCTATATTTTCAAAGATTCTTCAGAATATGACGATTATAAAGGTGGCAACTATGATGCCGGTGATTGCGTTATAGATTTGGATAGTTACGAAGAAAACGATACTGATTTCGGAAATCTTGTTTTAAAAGACGGAGAGATATTATATATCGATAGAGGAAATGCAATAATCGAAGAAGTTGATCCGTCATGGAAGCCAGAATAAACTTAATTCTTTTAGAGCTCGTGTATAACGCATGGGCTCTTTTTTTTCGCGTAAAAATCATCCTCTATAATGAAAACAAATACTTAATTTCAAGGAGGATAAAACTATGAAGAAAGCTATTATTGGAATGATTATAAGCATGGTTATTGTATTAGGTATTGGTGGATTCGTAACTACTATTAACTATTACGAAAACAGACTCGCGGAAGCGGATTCGAAATATCGTAGAGATATTGATGAGGTTGAAAATCTCAAAGATAAAGAATACGACGAAATGAAATCTAAATACGACGAGGCTATTTATAATATAGTCAATGGAGAAAATTACGAAGTTACCATCAAGCACAATGGCAAAACCATTACTTATAGACAAACAGACGATGACAGCAAAATCGGAAGATTATTAAACCTTAAAGAACATACAAGTATTACAAATTAAAGGATTGAGTCCTAACAAGGGCTCTTTCTTTTTGCCTGGGAGAAACTATGAGATACCATTTTGAGAAACCGGAGAATTATTCACATATGTATGGAAAAATTTATATTTGCAATCATCCAGTCTACAACAGATGCACATTGTATTTGATTGGAAAGAAAGGATTGGCCGTAATTCAGCAGCGCAGAATACCAGAAACCAAATCGACCTATTGGACTGAGATAGATCCATGGTTGGTGGATGCTTTATATTTGAATGAAGGATTTAAAAAGTTCTTTGATGATCGTGCTGGTGAGTGCGAAGATAATTTATATCCCACGGTAACTATTCGACAGATTATGTGGGCTTTGAAGATGAAACCATTGAAACGAGAACGCTGGGAAACATGCTTTGATAGACGGAATATTTAGCGTGAATTACAGATGCTATTATGAGAAAGGAGTGATACATATGAATACAATGTGCGAAAACTTTGACGCTAATCACGACGATACTTTAGGGGCAGATAGACCATTTATATTTGCATGTAGAGACAGAACAGCTAGATGTGAAGAGCGATGGGTATTAGCCTCGTTATCAAATGAAGAAGCAAAAAAAGTATACGAGTATTTACAGAAATACTTCAAGTAATTATCAAGATTGAGTCCTAACAAGGGCTCTTTCTTTTGTATTCGCGTAAGAAACAACTCCTATAATGAGAAAATTATTTTAAGGAGGAATTGTATTATGATATTATTTACATTTTTAATCACATTATTATTGGTGATAGCAATTGTCACGATTGTATTCGGCTTTGTTGTTGGAGCAGGATTCATTGTGATGTTTGGCGACGTAATAATATGTGCATTGATAATTGCTTTGATCATAAGGCATTTCATGAAAAAGTAATTAGTAAGCGGGGTCAGCAATGACTCTTGCTTTTCGCGTAATTAACATTTCCTATAATGAGAAAATTATTTTAAGGAGGATTTTACTATGAAAAGCTTTTTTAAAGATTACTGGGAGTTATGTGAAGAAAGTAACAAATGGATGAAAAAACACTGGAAAGGATATCTGGTGTTATGTTTCATCGTTTCGCTGATTTACCTCGCTCCTTATATCGTAGAGCTTAGTAAAGAAAAGAGACTTGAGAACGATTTCTCAGAAAAGGAGGATAAGAAATGCCAGCTTTAATTGCAGTAGTTGGGGGATTATTCATATATTTAGTATTAAAATATTTTGAGTAAACCACATATGGTAATTGGAGAGGGGACAGTTCTTGTCCTCTTTCTTCTTGTTCGCGTAGAAAACAACTTCTATAATGAGAAACAGTTAGCTCAGTTGGTTAGAGCAACATTGGAAACGATGTAGGTCGTAAGTTCAAATCTTACACTGTTTCTTTTCACTTTTAAACTTCACACGAAAGGAGAAAACTATGAACGCACGATTATTTATCAAACGTAACTCAGCGACTATTTTATCCTTTGTAGCCGTAGCTGGCGTAGTAGCAACTGCCATAACGTCCGCTAACGCAACACCAAAAGCCGTACGTGCATTAGACACGGCAAAGTTAAATAAAGGTGAGGAAGAGCTTACAAAGATTGAAAAAGTGAAAACCGTGCTTCCAGTATATTTGCCAATTATAATCACTGGGGCAGCGACTGTCGTATGTATTCTTGGCTCGAACGTATTGAATCAACGTACTCAGGCATCGCTGTCAAGCGCATACGCAATAGTTGATCAATCTTACAGGGATTACCGTAACAAAGTAAAGGAATTGTACGGTGAAGAAACCGATAATAGAATCATTGAGGCAATCGCTGTGGATAAGGCGAAACATATATACATCAACGCGTCTTATTTAGATGGGCCTTGCGATTCGAGTCTCGAAGAAGAGAGTAGCGGAAAGCCGGTTTTATGGTACGAGGAATATTCAAAAAGATTCTTCAGAGCGAGTTTAGAGCAGGTGCTTGCTGCAGAGTATCATGTAAACCGTAACTATATTTTGGGCGGTTGGAATGTATTAAACGATTTATATTCGCTACTTGGACTTGAAGAAACCAACTTTGGTGAAGAAATGGGATGGGCTCCAACAGACGAGGGAGAGTTCTGGATTGAATTTAATCACAGGAAAGCCAAATTGGATGATGGTACGGTCTTTTATATTTTGGAAATGCCATTCAAACCGCGAGTCAATTATGATGATTATTACTAATTCGCGGAAATTGCAATTACTTTAATGAGAAATTATATTTTAGGAGGATAAAATCATGAAGAACAAAATTAATGCAACTACAGTTATCAAGATCGTGGGCTGGGTAGCCACCGCGGTTGGCGGTATTTTAGTCAGCTTAGCGTCGGATAAGCAGATGCAGGAACAGGTTGATGCTAGACTCGATGAATATATTTCGAGCAAAGATGAAAAGGAGTCCTAACAAGGGCTCTTTTAATTTTATATAAAGAAAGGGAATATTATGAAAACATCATTTATCAAAAATTTTATTAAAGGTGTAAAAATAGGTTTTGATAAGCATAGTCCTGAAATTTTAATTGGACTTGGTATTGCCAGTGCTATTACTTCAACCGTGTTAGCAGTGAAAGCCACACCAAAAGCTATGGAGTTGATTGAGAATGAAAAGCGTAGACAAAATGAGAAATTAATCGAAGAATCAACAGGGCCTGATTGCGGTCAAATTACTAAGCTCACTCCTGTGGATGTATTCAAAACAACTTGGAAATGCTATATTCCAGCAGCAATTAGCGGAGCAGCGTCTGTTGCTTTTCTTCTTGGTTCCAATTCGGTTCATGCAAGACGAAATGCAGCAATAGCAACGGCTTATAAACTTTCTGAGACAGCATTGACTGATTACAAGAAAGAAGTTATTGAAACTATCGGCGAAGAAAAAGCGAAACTGATTCAGGATAAAGTTGCTCAGAAACATGTAGACGAGCATCCGGTATCAAACAATCAGGTGATTATCACTGGATCTGGTAAACAGCTCTGTTATGATGGCATTTCCGGAAGATATTTCGAATCCGACATCCAGACAATCAGAGCTGCGGTAAATACAATCAATGAGACTATGGTATATGAAATGTATGCATCGTTAGGCGACTTCTATAATGAAATAGGATTGCCACCGACGACGTTAAGTGATGAGTTGGGATGGAATCTGGATGATGGCCAGCTTGAAATCAGTTATGGATCGGCTATATCTGACGATGGACGACCATGTATTACATTGGATTATCATGTAGCTCCGAGATATGATTTCTCGAAACTCGGATAATTCGCGATATTTACATAGTGTTTAATGAGAAAAATATTATATTTCAGGAGGAAACTAAAATGGAAGAAACTAAAAACACAGAAAACTTTGAAGAGGTTTTAGACGAGAACGAAGAATCTAAAATTGAGGAACCGGCTAAAGAATCAAAATTCAAGAAAGCTGTTTCCAAAGCAAAGGACAAAATCAAAGATGTTAAGGTCACAACAGTCTTAAAGGCAGTTGCGGTTGGAGCAGGATTGGTTGCGGCTTATACGCTTGGAAGCAGACACGTTGAAGATGAGGATGGAGCGGTTGCTGAGAACGATTATGTCGAACTCGAAGACCTTTCTGGGGATTCTGGAGAATCTAAGGAAACTGAAGAGTAATATTACCGAGAGGGCATCTATAACAAGGTGTCTTCTCTTTTATTTTTAAGGAGTGGTTGTATGCCTAAATATTTCTATAGCGGACCTGTTATGGAATTTAATACTCTTCTTGCTGACATTTGGGAGGGTGAAACGACCGCTCCTTCCGAAAAGAAAGCGAGGAGTAATTTGGCTTATCAATTTAAGAAAGCCAATAATCGGATTGCAAATTCAAGAATTACGCTTCCGGGAAAAATAAATATTAAAGGAGAAAACTAAGATGAGCGAAAGACCGATGCCAAAAGCTAATGCAGCAAACACAGTTCCTACGAAAAAAGTAGAGAAAGTTGTAAAAGGAACAGTTAAAAAGAAAAAGAAAAGCGAAGTAAGCAAATTCAAGGATGTGTTTATCTCAGAAGATGCTAATTCCGTAAAGAATTATATTTTTATGGATGTTCTGGTTCCGTCGATAAAAAAGGCGTTATCTGACATTGTGAAAGATGGAATTGATATGATTCTGTATGGAGACAAGCGAAGTGGAAATCGCAGCAACTCAAGTCGTGTTTCATATCGTGACTATTCTTCCGGTTCGGGACGAAGAGAAAATAATCGTTCCACAAGAACCAATTATGATTTTGCAGATTTGGTCTACGATACAAGGAGCGAAGCGGAGAGTGTGTTAGCGAGCATGGATGAAATTATGGATACATATAACGTAGTCACAGTTGCTGATATGTATGATTTATCCGGTGTCACATGCAATTACACAGACAATAAATATGGCTGGATGAATATTTCCAACGCGCAGGTTATACATGGAAGAGATGGATACATCATCAAAATGCCTAGAGTAGTATCTATTGATTAAGGAGGATTATGAGTTATTTAATTAATTTTGACCCATTAATAAAAACAGAATATAGCGAGAAATTCGATGAGATCAGGAAAGGTCTCGTTGTACAGAGCTATTACAAGTACGGGAAAGCATCGAGAAACTTTGTATCAGGCAATGTTGATGCCATCGGATCACTGAAGAAATGTATTGCCAAATTTGAGGAAACGGGAAATCTTGAATATCTGGCGGACGCTGCTAATTACTGCATGTTCCGATATATGTTTCCGCAGGGAAAAGAGTTTTTTAAACATACCGATTCTGGTGAATCTGCTGGAATTGACGGTATGTCTGTAAAAGAAATTGAAGAATTTAAAAAGGAGAATTATTGATATGAGAAAATTAGCTATTGTTGAATCATTAGGAAGAACTGTAAACAGAGTTGGCTTTAAATTAAAAAAGCACAGCCCTGAAATTCTGGTAGTAACCGGTATTGTTGGAGCTGTTGCCAGTGCTGTTATGGCTTGTAAAGCAACCACAAAACTTTCCGATATCACTGAGGAAGTAAAAGAGAAAATCGATGATATTCATGCGGATATCGAAAATGGTACCCAGACTGAAGAAGACAGCAAGAAAGAATTGACTGTTACATATGCTCAGACGGCAGTTAAAATCGCCAAATTATATGCACCATCCGTTATTCTTGGTGGATTATCTATTGGTGCTATTCTTACATCAAATAATATGCTAAGAAAGAGAAATGTAGCTTTAGCTGCGGCATATACAGCCATTGATAAGAGTTTCAAGGAATATCGTGGAAGAGTTGTCGATAGATTCGGTGAGGAACTGGATCGAGAACTCAAATACAACATTCGAAGAGAGCAGGTTGAAGAGACTGTTACCGATGAAAACGGTGAAACCAAAACCGTTACAAAAGAAGTTGAGGTAATCGATCCAGATAATATTGCTGGATATAGTCCTTATGCTAAATTCTATGAAGATGGATGTATTGGATGGACTAAAGATCCAGAGTTTAATCTCATGTTCTTACGTCGTCAGCAGGATGCGGCTAACGATAGATTAAGGGATAAAGGCTTCTTATTCTTAAACGAGGTTTATGATATGCTCGGAATTTATAGAACCAAGATTGGTCAGCAGGTCGGATGGGTCTATGATAAAAACAACGAATATAAGGTAGATTTCGGCATCTACAATATTCATAGACCTGAGAACAGAGCTTTTGTGAATGGATATGAGAAAACAATCTTACTTGATTTCAATGTTGACGGAGATATCCTTGATATGATGTGAATGACTGGACTCGATTCAATCGGGTCGGGGAATCCCTACAGAGATATGTTCGATTATTGTTATTATTACATGAATTAAAGGAGAACTATTATGAAAGGATTATTTATATTTTTGGGCGGGGCTATATTAGGCTCCGCTATCACCTATAAATTGATGAAAAATTATTATGATCCTGAAGACTATGATGAAGAAGAGGGATACGATTATGGCGAAACAGAGCCAGATAATTCGAAAGTAACTCAGAATCAAATAATAGAAGAGAACGGATATACCCAGTATTCATCAAATATTAAAACAAACGAAAAAAGAGAGGAGGAAGACGAAATGGATAAGCCGTATATTATTACACCAGAAGAATTTAGCGACAGTGATTATAACACAGAGACTCTTTCATATTGGGCGGATGGAATAGTCACAGATATTGATGATGAGCCTCTGACAGATGATCAGATTGAGGATTTGATCGGAGAGGATTCATTATCTCATTTTGGAGAATATGAGGATGATTCCGTATTTGTAAGAAATGACCGACTGAGAACAGATTATGAAATTCTGGCAGATACAAGAAGATATGGAGACGTTTATAATGGATAAAAATGCAGTTGAAAACAAGTATTTCAATTGGCTGGCTGATATCGTAAAGGTTGGGAATAACGTATCATATCGTAAATTACTTGCACATCTTCATAAAACTGATTTCGTATATAAATATGCTGATAGTAGTCGAGCGTCCGATGGAGAAGATCTTCGTTACAGATTTTACAACGAGATTCCTGGTATTACGAAGGCTGATCTTTTATATTTGGATAGTCCTTGCAGTATGCTTGAGATGATGATAGCTTTGGCTATTCGATGTGAAGAAACTATCATGGACGATCCGAGATATGGAAACCGTACTAAGCAGTGGTTTTGGAATATGACCAAAAGCTTAGGCTTAAATTATATGAATGATTATTTTTTTGACAGAGATAAATTCCATGAAATAATGGATAAATTTTCAAAACGAGACTATAAACCAGACGGTGAAGGTGGGTTATTCACGATAAGAGGTTGCTGCAAAGATTTACGAAAACATGATATCTGGACCCAATTGTGTTGGTATTTAGACAGCATATCATAGAAAGGAACAAAAAATATGGATTTCATGAAGATTTCGACGCGTAGTGTAAAGCAGGGCGTAACCGAAATATTTCCCAAATTTATATTAAAGAAATCGTCGGATCTCATGATACGAGGTGGCGATTTTTATGCTGTATGGCGAGAAGATTTAGGACTTTGGTCAACAGAGGAACAAGACGTTATTGATATGGTGGATCAGGAATTATACAAATTCACTGAAGAACGTCGCAAAACGGCAACAGACAGTCTTGTCACTAAGTATATGTGGGATTCTGATTCAGGTTCCATTGATTCGTGGCATAAATACTGTCAGAAACGAATGCGAGATAACTTTCACCCACTCGATGAGAAAATTATATTTGGTGATACTGAGACCACAAAGACTGATTATGCCAGTAAAAAACTTAGTTATCCTTTGCGAGAATGTGATATATCAGGTTATGAAAAACTCATTTCAACTCTGTATACCCCAGAAGAAAGACATAAGATTGAATGGGCAATTGGCTCTATCATCGAGGGTGATTCAAAGTATATCCAGAAATTCTTGGTTTTGTATGGTTCTGCAGGAACTGGTAAATCCACTATCTTAAATATTATACAGCGATTATTCGAGGGTTACTATTCGGTATTCGATGCGAAAGCGTTGGGTTCCAGTAGTAACTCTTTTGCGTTGGAGGCGTTCAAGTCCAATCCAATGGTTGCTATTCAGCACGATGGCGACTTATCAAGGATTGAAGATAATACTCGGTTAAACAGTTTGGTTTCTCATGAACTTATGACGGTAAATGAAAAATTCAAATCTACTTACGCAAATAAATTTAATGCGTTTTTATTCATGGGTACGAATAAACCTGTAAAAATCACTGATAGCAAATCTGGTCTATTGCGACGACTTATTGACGTGATGCCCTCTGGGAAAAAACTCGATCAGAAAGACTACAACGATTGTATCGATAAGATTCCTTTTGAGTTGCCAGGTATCGCCTATCATTGTCATCAGGTGTATTTGAAAAATAAGGACGCATACGATGATTATGTTCCAACTCTGATGATGGGAGCCACCAACGATTTCTATAACTTTGTGGTTGATTCCTTCTCGGTATTCAAAAAGAACGATGGCACAACTCTCAAAACAGCTTGGGAAATGTATAAAACTTATTGCGATGAGACCAAAGTTCCGTATCCATATTCTCAGAGAGCATTCAAAGAGGAATTACGAAATTATTTCTGGCATTTTGAGGAAGGCTTCGACGAAGAGGCTAAAGTTCGAAATGTATATTCCGGGTTCAGGCTTGATAAATTCGAGAAAGATATGAGGAGCGAGAAGAAAGATAATGCTGACAAAAAATATGTTATTGAATTTATGGATGGAATACCTTCAGAATTTGACATCCTTGCGGGAGATTATCTGGCTCAATACGCCAATGAAAAGGAAACCCCGACCAAGCCATGGGATGCTGTTACCACGAGGTTACACGACATCGATGTTCATAAACTTCATTATGTCAAGATTCCAGAGAATCATATAGTCATTGACTTCGATATTAAGGACGAGTCTGGTAAGAAATCATTCGAAAAGAATCTGGAAGCAGCAAGCAAGTTTCCACCAACTTATGCTGAGCTGAGCAAGAGTGGAGCTGGCATTCATCTTCATTATATTTATGACGGGGATCCGACAAAACTCAATCGATTATATGACAAAGACATTGAAATTAAAGTATTTTCAGGAAAAAGTTCACTTAGAAGAAAGCTTACCTTATGCAACAACTTACCCATTGCACACATTAGCTCAGGTCTTCCCCTGAAAGAAGGAGGAAAAAAAGTGATAAACATTGAAGGATTTAAAAACGAACAACATTTAAGAACTATGATTAAGAAGAATCTTAACAAAGAGATTCATCCAAGCACCAGATGTAGTATTGATTTCATCTATAAACTACTAGATGATGCTTATGACAGTGGTCAGCATTATGATGTATCTGATATGAAGAATGCAGTTTATGCTTTTGCTACTCAGAGTACGAATCAGGCTCCGTATTGCATAAAGGCTGTTAACAAGATGCCGTTCAAATCAGAAGACGCTGCCCCACCGGTAGGCTCTGGTGATGATTCCCCATTGATATTTTTTGACTGCGAGGTATTCCCAAACTTATTTCTTATCAATTGGAAAGTTCAGGGTGAAAAAACACCGATTGTAAGAATGATCAATCCTACACCGCAGCAAGTTGAGGAACTTGTTAGATTCAAGTTGGTTGGATTTAACTGTCGCCGATATGATAACCATATGCTTTATGCCTGTATGATGGGATATACTCCATTAGAGATTTATGATTTATCACAGAAGATTATAAATAGCAGCAAAGGTGAAAGTCGAAAATATCTGTTCGGTGAAGCGTATAATATCTCATATACTGATATTTACGATTTCGCTTCAGCTGGTAATAAAAAGAGTCTGAAGAAACTGGAAATCGAAATGGGTATTCATCATCAGGAGCTTGGACTTCCATGGGATAAACCGGTACCTGAAGAGTTATGGCAAAAAGTAGCAGAGTATTGCGATAATGATGTTCTTGCCACCGAAGCAGCATGGAATTATCTTCAGTCTGACTGGTTAGCCAGAGAGATTCTTGCTGACCTGGCGGGTTTAACAGTAAATGATACCACCAACACCTTAACAACTAAGTTTATATTTGGGAACAATAAGAATCCTCAGAACGAATTTAATTATCGTAATTTAGCAGAGCCAGTATTCGAGATGGATGAAGAGACTCGCGATTTCCTGGAAGAAGCTTGTCCGGAAATGATGTCTCAGACACATGGAGAAGCTGGTTCTCTTTTACCATATTTTCCGGGATATAAATATGAGAATGGTGTTTCTACATATCGTGGAGAAGAAGTCGGCGAAGGCGGATATGTATATGCTGAACCAGGTATGTATGGTAATGTCGCTCTTCTTGATATTGCATCAATGCATCCTCATAGTACCATTGCTGAATGTCTATTTGGTGTCAGATACACGAAGGCATATCGCGATATTGTTGAAGGACGTGTAAGTATTAAACATGAAGCTTGGGATGAAGTTGACAAAATGCTTGATGGAAAACTCAAACCTTATATTCAGAGAGTCAAGGATGGTGAGTTAACATCTAAAGATTTGGCTAACGCATTGAAGACTGCGATCAACTCTGTATATGGTCTTACCTCGGCGACATTCTCTAATCCATTCCACGATGTTAGAAACAAGGATAACATTGTCGCTAAGCGAGGCGCTCTGTTCATGGTGGATCTTAAACATGAGGTACAGAAGCGTGGATTCACTGTTGCACACATAAAGACAGACTCAATCAAGATTCCGGATGCTACGCCAGAAATCATTAAGTTCGTTATGGACTTTGGTAAGAAGTATGGCTATACATTCGAGCATGAGGCTACATATGATAGAATGTGTCTGGTAAACAATGCGGTTTACATCGCTAAGTACAAAGATCCAGAGGGTTGTGAAGCACTTTACGGATATGCACCGGGAGATAACAGAAAACATAAAAATGATCCATGGACAGCTACTGGTAAACAGTTTGCAGTCCCATATGTATTCAAAACCTGCTTCAGTAAAGAACCAACAACCATCAATGATATGAGGGAGACGTTCTCCGTGAAATCAGCTTTATATTTGGACATGAACGAAAAACTTCCTGATGTGTCTGAATACGAGAAGAAACTGGAGAAGTTGGAATCCGATTACAAGAAAGGTAAAATCTCAGACACTACTTTTGAACCAGAAGCGGCAGTTCTTCAAGAGCAGATCAACGATGGTCATAATAGACAATTCGTAGGAAAGGTTGGGGAATTTTGTCCGATTAAACCGGGTTGCGGTGGAGGTTTACTTGTTAGAGAGCAGAATGGTAAATTCTACGCAGCGACAGGCACGACTGGATACCGTTGGCTTGAATCGGAGCAGTTCTTAAAGAAAGCCGACGAAGATGTAGAAGTTATCAATCCAGAGACCGGAGAAAAGAAAAAGATTGCTGGGGCTGAAATTATTAACGGAAATAATGACGATATTATCGACCGCTCATTTTATGATGCATTGGTTAATGATGCTATTGAGGCAATATCTAAATATGGCGATTACGAATGGTTTGTATCGGACGATCCTTATATTGCTAAAGAAAAACCATTACCAGACTTCATGAATATTCCAGATGGATATGAAGAAGAAATACCTTTCGCGTAAGAAACAGGCTCTTTAATGAGAAGAAAATTAAGGAGGTATATGTCTTATGAAACATTATTTAAAAAATAAAGAAGGAGATGTCAAATACACCGTAGATATGTATTGTGGTCATCCGAACATGGTTGGAAATTCAACTGCCAGTGTAGGATGTGATGGCAAGTGTGAGCATTGCGAATACGGTGTGGCGCAGTTATCTCTGAAAGATTTTTATAAAATAATTAGATATGCAAATATCGACTTTAAACAGTGAAAACTAAGAGTCTTGGCTAAAATAGCTGAGGCTCTTTTGTTTTATATTTACAACTTTCCAACTTATTTTCCAGAAAGAGAGGAATCATTATGGATAAGAATTATGAATTATTTATCAAGCAGCTTATAAACGGTATTCACGACATTACGAATATTTCATTGGAGAATATCAAATTTGTAAAAGGAAATGAAGACAGATTAAACATTATATTAGCAGAGCATGATGGCATTTACGAAGCTTGTAGTGTGCATGTAGACGAACTTTACACAGCATATCAGGATGGAGCTAAACTTAATGTTATTGCCAATAATATCAGTAATGATGTGCTTCATGCAAAAAACAATAACGTGTACTACGATAAAACCAAAGAACTGATGGATTATGATACTGCCAAAAGCAGATTATTTGTGCGGCTAATTAATTATGACAAAAATACTGATATATTAAGGAATGTCGTGTATAAAACTTTCGGAGATATTGCTTTTACAGTATATGCAATAGTGGACGAGAATGAATTTGGTATTGTCAGTACTAAAATCCTCAAATTTATGGTTAAAAAATGGGGTAAAAATGAGAATGATATTTTCAATGAAGCTATTAAAAACACTTATTATTTAACGCCGCCACGAATCTATAAGTGGGAAGGTGTATTATGTGATGAATCTTATGCAGGTGAGAGTTTTATGAATGATGAGGATATCTGCGATTTAGATAAATCGTTTAGCGGAAACACACTCAGCACCACAAGAAAAACGAACGGGGCAATTGCAGTTTTCTTACCTGGTGTAGCTGAAAAAATATCCGAATCGTTGGATTCCGATTTCTACATGGTATTCACCAGCATCCATGAAGTTATGATTCATAGCACAGGATCAGGAGTTGCTCCGAAAGATTTGAAACTCGTTCTGAGGGACACTCTTCGTGAGGTAACCCCAAGTAGTGATTATTTAACAGAAAAAATTTACAAATATAATAGAAGAACACATAAGTTCGAATGTGTAACAGATTGAAACAAAGCCTGGCTAATGCTGGGCTTTTATATTTTTAAAGATTAAAGGAGATTAAAAGATTATGGAACTTACATTTGCACCAAAAGATATTTTACAGGTTAACGACACAAGAATTATTTACAGAAACTTCAGAGGAGAGGGTAGCAAATTCAATCGTGAAGGAGATCGTAATTTCGCGATGATTATTCCGACTCAGGATCTGGCGGATGAACTTATCAGTCGCGGTTGGAACGTGAAGATTAAAGATCCGAGAGAAGAGGGTGAAGAACCGTTCATGTATCTTCCAATCAAAGTTAAATTCAATGATCGCGGACCTCAGATTTATCTTGTGACTGGTGATCGAACAAATAGATTGGATGAAGATGTAGTGTCTATGCTGGACGATATTGATATTCGTTCAGTGGATCTAGACATCAGACCTTATGATTGGGAAGTTAATGGAAAAACAGGAAGAACGGCTTACCTGCAGGCGATGGAAGTCACTCAGGAAATTGATAGATTTGCTGCAAGAATGGCCGAAGAAGAGCATCCGGAGGAATGAAGTAATGAATAATACAACACGAATTATTATAGCGGGAATCTTCGGATATACTGCTTATCGAATTTCGAAAGAACTCAGCAGTGCTTTCATTGCTGTAAAGGCTATTAACTGCGGAATTATGTTAGAGGCGACTGAAAATGAAAAGAGGTAATGTATATGAACACACGAAAAATTAATGTTAAATTAGTGGATAGACCTGCGACATTATTATGCTCAATCTTCACAAAATTACTTGGTAAACGACGTGTTGATCGCAACGGGAAAGATGTTTGGGGATTCATGATTAGATATACTGATAAAGTGTACGCTATGGTTCGAAAAAAATATAATATATCTGGCGAATGGTTTATACAGGTTCTCGCTAGACGTATCATCGCGGACAGATATAAGTAATGACAGACTTCTTACATGATTATCAAATGGAAGCCGTTAATAAAATGAAAAATGGCTGTATTCTCAACGGAGGGACTGGTTCTGGTAAATCTAGGACTGGTCTCTATTATTATTTCAAAGAGAATGGCGGCAGTTTTGTTAATCAGGAATTTGTGCCAATGAAGAATCCTCAGAATCTTTACATTATCACAACAGCGATGAAAAGAGATTCTCACGAATGGGATTTTGAATTGGCTAATTACAGAATGTCCGTACATCCAGATAAAAATGAATTATATCCAGGTCAGATCGTAGTGATAGATTCTTGGAATAATATAAAGAAGTATAGCGAGATTCAACGAGGATTCTTTATATTTGACGAAGATCGGGTCACTGGATCGGGAGCTTGGGTAAAAGCATTTCAGAAAATCGCTAAAAACAACAACTGGATTATATTATCAGCAACTCCTGGAGATTGTTGGGCTGATTATATTCCAGTATTTGTGGCGAACGGCTTCTATAAAAATAAAACGGAGTTCTGCAGAGAGCATGTGGTATATTCCAGATTTACTAAATATCCGCAAATAGACCGATATCTGAATACTGGCAGATTAATAAGATTACGAAATAGTATTCTTATTGATATGGATTTTCACAGACATACTGTTCAGCATCATATTGATGTTAATGTATCCTATGATATTCCAAAATATAAAGATGTTATGAGAAACAGATGGGACCCATATAAAGATGAGCCTATTCAGCAGGCTTCTCAGCTTTGTTATATTTTGAGAAGAATTGTAAACACTGATGAATCTCGTGTGGTAGCTCTTATGGAGATATTAGAGAAAGTCCCAAGGGCTATTATATTTTACAATTTTGATTACGAACGGGAAATGTTACTGCATTTATTTAGCGACGACGAATATATAGGATACGAAGTTGCTGAATGGTCCGGACATGCTCATCAACCAGTGCCAGATGCCAAGCGATGGATATATTTGGTTCAGTATACGGCTGGATGTGAGGGATGGAATTGTATTAAGACTGATACTATTATATTTTTCTCTCAAAATTACAGTTACAAAGTTACAGAGCAGGCGTGTGGACGAATTGATAGGCTAAATACCCCATATCATGATTTATATTATTACCATCTAAAGAGTAGGTCGGGAATTGATATGGCAATAACTAAAGCTTTAAATAGGAAGAAAAAATTCAATGAAAGGAAATTTGCTGGATGGGATTAAGTGATTTAAAAGTAACACCCTTCGGACTCCCTAAAATTAAAAAAGGCTCGTGGATCAGAATTGGCGGAGTCAGAGCCTTGAATATTTATGTAGATCATCACTTCAACTGGTTTCAGAAGAGAATGATTAAATGGTGTTTCGGTTTTACCGTGGAGGATGACAGTGAGGAATAACGCGAAAATCACAACTCCTTTAGTAGAAAAGGAGGGCAAAACTGTGACAGATTATGAATATTTATTTAGTATGAACTTACAGGCGAAACTTAAAGAGAAAATTCAGGGAGCTATATATGTAAAGGTTAACGAGAATGACAGTCTGGTTATTAAGGTCACGAGACGTGATGGCAATAACTTTGACGTATCATTTACTGACTTTGCAAATAGAATGCTTAATGGATTGACTACAGATTACGCAGCTTACGAGGTCGTACAAAAGTATAAGAAATTTGTAATGACACAATTTTTCAAATGAGTTAAAGGACTCAGCGTTAAATACGTTGGGTCTTTTAATTTTGTTTAGACTGGAGGAGAACCATGATTGCAAGAAAATATGAGACAAGGTTAGATGAAAACGGATTGGTGACTTTCGAAAAAGTTTGGTCCAAAAGGATGGATGGTTACAATTCGAATCATCAATTCAGAAATCCGGATGAGGTATATGAATTATGTAAAACTCTTAAACTGGACACTTATGCAGAAGAACATGTATTTTTACTCATTTTCGATTTCAAAATGCATTTTAAATCGTTCATTGAGATTGGTATTGGAACTAATCGCGTTTGTGTTATTGACAGAAGAGGTATAGCTCAAAAAGTTCTTATACTTAATGCAGGAGCATTCGTTGTCGTTCATAATCATCCATCTGGAGATCCGACTCCTAGTAAACTAGATATCGATGCTGCAAAAACTATTGACGAGATTGGCCAGTTAATTGATATTCATATGAAAGATTTTATGATGATCGGTTCGGAAACTTACTATAGCGTTAAAGAAAATGGGGATATTTAGGAGGTGTTATATAAAATGTTGTCGGACAAGGATGCTTGTATTTTAATGGAAAAATTGAAGAAAGTATTAGAGTGTATGGTATATGGAACTGTCGAAGTTTATAAAATAGACTGTTTGTCATCTATTCAAGTAACCATACGATCAAATTCTTTAATATGGAACCATACACTATACGAGTTTGATTATGCGTTATATAGCATGATGTTGGATGAATATGTTGAACTTCTTTCCATAAGGATTTTCAGAGAGTATAAAACATCCATACTCAAACATTACATTAAAGATAAATATTTATAAAAATGGAGGTGTTTGCATGTGAACTATCATAATATAACCACGGATGATATGCGGAATGGTGATGGACTTAGAACAGTTCTTTGGGTCGCAGGGTGTGATCATCACTGTGATGGTTGTCAGAACCCGATAACTTGGAATCCGAATGGAGGAATCTATTTTGGATATGCTGCAGAGCAGGAGCTTTTTTATCATCTGTATAAAAAACATATTAGCGGTGTGACGTTTTCTGGAGGAGATCCATTACTTCCTGAGAATCGTGTCACTATTTTTCATTTAGCTAAATATATCAAGCAATATATTCCGGGAAAGACAGTCTGGGTTTATACCGGATATTTGTGGGAAGAGGTTAAAGATCTTCCAGGAATGCGATGGGTTGATGTTTTGGTTGATGGAGAATTTAAACAGGAACTCGCTGACGTCAAATATCACTGGGCTGGCAGTACAAACCAGAGAGTGATTGATGTACAAGAAAGTCTTAAAGAAGGACGAGTTATTTTGAAGGAGGATTGAAATGGTAGATAGCCTGATTATCAGTATTGATACAACGAATGGTAAAGATAATACCGTATTAATTGTCGGAAGGAAGAGACCCACACAGGAGATGGAGATTGTTAACGCATTTCAGGGAGAAGAAGCTTTGAAATTATATTCTCAGTTGACTGTGAAAAATGGAGGTGTATAGAATGGAATACATATATAAGGAATTTAATTTCGCAAAGTATTGTCCTCTGTGTGAGGAAGCAGATACACATGAGGAGAAAGATCCATGTAACGAATGTTTAGGTGTTCCTATGAATGAACATTCAGAGAAACCGGTCTATTTCAAACCTAAAAAGAAATAATCATTATTACGGAGGAGACTATTTATGGCAACCAGAGATTTACACGATCAGAAAATTCTCAGAGCTTTGGAGGGAATTGAGAAGCAGCTTAAAGTACAGAACGGAATATTCGGAGATATGTCAGCCGGGGTCAATTGCAATATGAAATGTAAAGAGAAAGACGGAAAGATTGTTACGTCTAATCTTCGCATTTTCACCAATCCGGACGGAAGTAAGACGCCAATTGTTCCATCTGTACATGTTAGATATTATGTACGATTTACTACGAAAAGCGGCGGTGATGTAACCAATATCACGAATGGTAAGGCTTTATGGGATAGTAATAATATCGAAGTATTAAACTCGGCTATTGAGATTTATTTTTACGTGGAGGGGTGAAAAAGTGAATGATTAAGAAATGGATGCCACAATATCAAGGTAAACCAATGCCACCTGACGAAATTGACATTTGTCCTAAGTGCGGTGGAACTGGTTTAAGTACTTCGGGAAGAAAATGCCCAAAGTGTAAAGGAACAGGATATTACCATCGAAAGGATGGATAAAAACAATGATTCAAGTAATACAGCATGGAAATAAAAAGAGAATCGAGTGCCATAATTGCGGCGCTCTTTTAAGTTATGAGAGAGAAGAGAAATGAGTAAATCATTGTGTCATGATTGTCGACATAATTGCACCGATCATAAAACTAAATCCTGCATCAATTATAAAGGAATTTGGTGTAATGTCGAATACGGTAGAGTTATTAAAAAGAAAATCAAGGGATGCAAGGATTACGAAAGGAGAGAAAAATGAGTCATATAGGTATAGGCGGAAATCTCATTCAGCCAAATAAGCAGTGTTTGTCTTGTAAATATTGGGAACCAGCTCATAAATCTTATTTTGGATTTACTATAGGCGGTGGCTGTAAAGCTGGATATTGTAAGAAAAGGGGTATAAAGAAATGATTAAAATAGAAAATGTAGGTCTGGCAAGTCCAGAGCAGATGGAGTTTATTATTGAGGGTATGAGAAATCCGATGAACTCATGGGAGAAGAGTGATAGTTATATTTCTCACGAATTCTATCTTGAAAATAAAGCATCTCATAAGGTGTTTAAACTTAAAGAAGTAGACCACTCTCTTATGCAGCGCTTATCCAATGCAGGTACAGAGCATCGAAAGTATATGAGAATGATGCCGGTATATGTGAGAATTACAGCGCCATTGTATTGGTGGAAAGAATTTGATACATACAAAGTGGGTACCGTTGCAAACTCTTGCAGTACGATGCACAAGATTCAGGAGAAAGAGTTTACGATGGAGGATTTTTCGATAGAGCATTTATGGTATAGATCGCTTAATTGTTTTAAGTTAATGATTAGCGAATTGAATCTCTGGCGTAGAATTTATATCGAAGGATGTCCGGAAGAATTCGATAAACTCGAAATTAAACCGAAGAGTAAGGATATTTGGTGGCAGATGATTCAGCTTCTTCCGAGCAGTTATAATCAGACTCGTAATGTTATGATGAATTATGAGGTGCTGGCAAATATTTACAGACAGCGAAGGGGGCATAAGCTGGATGAGTGGAGAGAGTTTTGCAAATGGATTGAGAGCTTGCCGTATAGTGAGCTGATTATTGGAAAGGAGGATTCAGATAATGAATGACGACAAAGTATCTGTGAAAGAAGCGTTGGATAAACTGTATGATTTATCATGGATGGTTGGGTCTACAGCGATGGAATATTTAACCGATAAAGATGGCGAAAAAATAAGAGATTATATTGGGGTAATCGAAGATCAAATTAATGATTTGGAGAAAGAACTGTCTGAATTTAAAAAGTATTTTGAACCATACGATATTGATGAGGAAGCTGCTGAAGCTATTATTAGATCAAAGTGCCCCAATATAGACTCGGCCAAGGACTACATTCAGTCCCGACTTGCCGAAGATGATCCTATGAATTTTAGTGTTGGAAAAATTGTTCATGATCTCATGGCTAAAGAACTTGCTGAAGATCTTAGGAAACAGATTTTAGAGGAGGATTCAAAATGTTAGCTTTGATATTCGGAGTGCTATTTGCGGTGTCGTTTTTAGGATTTGCGATAACCTCCAGGACTAAATACAGCGCTGCGTCACATCTCTTTTGGGGTGTGGCGTTTATTATTTTCACGGTATGTTTCACCTGTGCTTTTTGCTACACCATTGGAACATCTGATTTACCGATGTGGGTTAAATTTTTATTATTAAAATGAGGAAGAATTGTGTATGAGATGTAACCGAAGAATAGTAACGAATGGCGCTTACAGAAGATTCAGGCGATTCATTAGATGGTTTAATAATTCTGGAGCTCGTCGTGTTAAAAATAACAAACGAAAAATGGGCGGACAGAATACGCTTCGTCCAGTTCAACTCAGAGTATGCGCGAAAGAAAACATAATTAAAATAGAAAGGAAAATTTAAAAAATGATCAACATATTTCGAAAAATGAAACAGAAATCGAAAGACCGGATATTTTCAGAATATCCATGTGCTGATTTTCTACACAACGCACTTCATTTTTTGGCACGCAATAAGCCAGAAGTTACATATGGCGAAATTTGTTATGCTTTATTGAAAAGTGGCAATAAGCTTACAGATGAGGAACAAAAGATATTTGATAACTATCGTAAAACCGGGCAGCTTGAGATTATGTCCGACGATAATATCGATGATTGGGAGGATACGAAATGAAGAAAAAACTCAGACTTATTTTACTCACAGTTATGTGTATTTGCCTTATTGGCGGAGTTACCGGCTGTGCGGCGCTGGATGACACAATTAATGAGATCAAAGGAAATCTCGTAGGTAATGGCTACACGATTCGTACTTACGATAACTATGGCTCAAAAGTTATAACCACCACTGGAGATAAAATCAATATTCAGGGTAATCCGGTTAAGACGACTTCTTACAGTAGCGACGGATCTGTTGTTACGGGATACGAGATGTCATCCGTGATCACGATCAATATTGACGGCAAAGAAATTCAGAGTTGTGGGGATACATGTATATTTGAACAAAATGGGCTACAGCCTGACGTAGACTTTGTACAAACTGATATTTACAGTCAGTCAACCGGTAAGCTTTCTGATAATACATATGTAGCAGGTATCGTGAATAAATACAAGAACTATTTTGGTAAGTCACGAGTGGTAGTAATTAAAAGTCAGCTTGGACAGCCTATCGTAGCATATTCAGGAGATGAGGTATATTGGAAGATTCCTAAAGACTTGCCTAAAATGACAAAATTGATGATTGATGGTAAAGCTCTTTATATTCACAGAGCTAATTTTCAGATTATTGATACAGCGTTGTTGGATTAAAAGGAGAAGTAATTATTTTTTTCGCGTAAGAAACAACTACTATAATGAGAAAATTATTTTAAGGAGGAATTGTATTATGACAAATCAAGGCAAGGTAAAAGCAGTAGTATTAGCAGGAACCGGGGCACTGGGAATGTTATATTGGAAAATGGCGTGCAAAGATTGTGATTCTATTGAGGATTGCGATTCAACAGGTGTCGCTATTCGAAAAGCTACTAGCAGTGTGTTATGGGGGATGCTTTATTGCACAGCGATAAAAGTTATAAGTGATATAGCATACAAATAATTTTATCAAGACATTTGGCTCAGAGTAAAATCTGGGTCTTTTGTTTTTGCTCAAGCCATTATAATAAGGAAAGGATTTTTCAGAAATGAGAGGTAGAGCACCCGATCCGGGACGGTCAGTTAAAGCAATTAAGAGGGATAAACAAAGACACTATGCCGGGTTAGAGTATTATGGGAAGACAGTTGATATAACATGGTTTAAAAGAAAACCGTATGATATTAAACAGAACAGAAATGGAGACGACTAACATGGAACATCTTATAAAGAAAATAGCTGATATTTCTAAAGAAAAAGATTGTCCTATCAATTTATCGATTACTCCGGATAATAAATTAACAATCATGGTAGCCACTAAAAAACGCATTTTTCGATTACTAGATGCCGATGAGTCTGAAGAATACATATTAAATACTATTATTGAGGCGATTAAAACGTCTGAGAAAGGATTTACATTATGACAGGAAATGAATATCAGGATTTAGCAGCTAGAACTATTAACAAAGGATTGACTTTTGAAGAGCAGAAGTTTCATGCGCTTCATGGTATGGTTGGTGAGATTGGGGAAATCCATTCTATTTATCAGAAAATGTATCAGGGACACGCATTTGAAGTCGATCATGTAAAGAAAGAATTTGGGGATTTACTTTGATTTATCGCTGAATATTGCACAGCTAAAGGATGGAGCCTGGATGATATCATGCGCATGAACATTGACAAACTTAAAGAAAGATATCCGGACGGATTCAAAGCGGAGCAGTCATTACACAGAAAGGCGGGTGATATTTAATGGATTTCTTAATCATGGTCGTTGCTTTTTATTTGGCGGTTGGTTTATTCATTACTTACGCAGCATTAAAAGATGATCAGTTTACGGAAAGTATATTTGAACTTAGATTTTTAGCAAAGATTTTCGTTATGATTGTATGCATATTGGCAGCTCCAATTATTTTAATCAACGCGTTTATGAGTGACAGTAAGAAATGAGGTGGCATCATGTCTAAGAGAGCAGAATTACGTAGAACTCAACGGGAAGAAAAGAGAGCGAATACTGCTACATATAATCTCACACAGGCTCAGCTCGACGCTATCGTGAATGAAAAAATTGGAAAGAAGATTGCTGAGACGAAACAAGAGATTTATGAAGAGACCGTAAATACTGTTATGGCCTTGGTACTCACATTACCTTTGGAAGTTCTCATGGACCATTACTGGCAGAAGAGTTATCGACAGAGGTTACCAGGATTTGTAGATAAGGTTCTGGAGTATTACGGAAAATGGCAGGACGGAGAAATTGATATGGAAGACCTCAAGAAAGATTTATGGGAGTTTGGTGGAATAAGGCTTGAAGGAGCTACTATTGAGGAGGGCGATTTAGATGGATAATGATATTCGCAGGAACGGGTCTGGATATGTAGATCCGACAGCATATAAAGCAATTAGAAATGCGACGAAAGAAGAGCGCAAAAGAGAGGTTGATCCGGAACAGAGATTCAATGACTTTCTCACAGCTATCTTTGCTATTTGTGATCTGTCAGATTTTCATATCGAGGAACGTATTGTCGTAAAAGATAAAAGAACTGGAAAAATTTGGAGGTGAACGGATATGATATTTGTGATTAAATCTGGAATAAAAAGAGATGCTTATGATACTCAGAAACTTCATGACAAACTTTATAAGGAATTGAACGAAGGCGGTAAAAATCAGGTTGCGATGTTACCATCAGATTGTACGTATGATGTTATTAATGATTATAACAGTAAGGATATAAAGGTCATCATCAAAGAGATCGAGAAAGGATGATTTGGAGTTGGGTGAGAGGAGAGGTAGACCTAAAGAGTTAAACAGTAAGAGTAAGTTTCGTGGGGTTAGAGTATCTATGGAAGATGATTTTCATTTTAGAAAAGTGTGTGAAAAAGAGGGATACTCTAGTTCTGAAGGACTTAGAATGGCTATGAAAGCATTGCAATATATGTCTGAAAATGGCTTGACTTACTGTTTAACAGAAAATAAAAACGACGACCTTTTGAATTATTGTTTAACAGAAAATGAGGAAGATGAGACAGATCTCTAACGATTTATTGTTAAACAAAAAATACCTATTCCCCTAGGAATATTTATTGTTAAACAAAAAATACCTATAAAATCGTGAAAGATCGGCTAAAACACCATAAAATTAGGCTATTTTAGGCTAAAATCGAATTATTGTTAAACAAAAAATCATTTTTATATATCAGGGGAATACCCCCCTATTATTAATATGATAAAAATTTAATAATATATAAAAGAATTAAACGCCAGTATTCCCCTAGGAATATTTTCTTGATTGGAGGTTTTGCATATGGAAACAATTAGTGAATTAGAAGCCATCGAAATTTTTGGTGATAATTTACGTGATCTCATGGAAGACGTGAGAATCAATCAAAGCGAATTAGCAAAAGAGTCGCGATTGACCCAGTGTACGATAAGCAAATATTTGAATAAACAAAGCTTGCCGAGTATGAAGGCGATTATGAATTTATGTTATGCGTTAAACTGTGACTACAACGATTTATTACCAGATTATTATTTGGTGAGATAAGTTGAAATTTAATGAACGAAAGGCAGGATATTAATATGAACACGTTGGAATGGGCTAAGAACGAGATTGCTATTGCAAGTAAGAGAGAAAGAGGAAATAAACCAGAGAATGAATGGGATTATGGTTGTGCGTGTTATAATAGCGCACTCAAGGCTTTTGAAAGTCTTTTAGGCGATGGTCATAGCGGTACGAGTATTAGTTTTACCAAGAATATTCTTAACCGTTTGATCGACAGAAAACCACTCACTCCTATCGAAGATACAGAGGATATGTGGAACTATGCACATGATAAAAAAGACGGCAGTAAGTGTTATCAGTGTAAAAGAATGAGTAGCTTATTTAAGTATGTTGCCAAGGACGGTTCCGTAAGTTATAGCGACTTAAATAGATGCTACTGCGCAAGTAAAGAGAAATCATCTATAAACTGGTTTAATGGTTTTATATCAAGTATTTATGATGAGATGTATCCAATCACAATGCCTTATATGCCAAATAATAAACCTGACATCATAGTACGCGATACACTTTTGACTGATCGAAAAAATGGAGATTATGATACCATTGCTATTTTATACATTAAAAGAGCGAATGGTGAAAAAGTTGAAGTGAACAGATACTTTAAAGAGAATGATATATCATTTACGGAAATCTCTTTAGAAGAATATAAAGAAAGACAAAAGCTGCACGAAGAACGGATTAAGAAAGAAGCAGCATGTGCTCTCAATTAATTCGCTTAAATTACATTCGCTATTATGGAACCATAAGGTTTACATTTATATTTCAGGAGGAAACTAAAATGAAGAAAGTAAAGGAATTTATTGAGGAACACAAAATGAAAATTGCCGGAGTAATTGCTTGCGGAGTTTCATGTGGAATCGGAGTATATGTAGGATATAGATATTGTATTAGGCATAATACAGTTTTAGATGATGGTGTCATAAAACACGTGATGGACGATGCCATTAAACGATACGATAACTGGACGAGTGCATATGGTGTTTGTATTGACGATGGATACAATTCTACTGAACTCGGCAAGATCGGCGAAAAAATGATGAAAGTTGGGGTTCCATCTGATAAAGTATTTACACACTTTATAGCAATCGGAAAACCGGAAAACAAATGAAACTTTATATTCTAAGAACAGGGCGCTAAATTTACAGGCGCTCTTTCTTTTGGCTTGAAAGGAGTAATGATGAGCGATTTCGATACGAAGCGTGATGGAGTTAGATGTGAGATTATAGAGACTGGTGAGGTATTTAATTCTCTTCAGGCATGTGCAGATAGACTTGGCGTTAGTGCACGTTGGCTTAATAGAGTGAGTCAGGGTAAAGGTTTATATTCTGTGCATGGCTATCATATCAAACGGTCCGACATTAAGCCATCAGTAAATCGTGGTGGCAGACCTGGCGTGAAAGTTAGATGCATAGAAACTGGAGAAGTGTATAACTCCATCACGAGTTGTGCAGAAGCCATAGGTGGAACACCAAGTAGAATACATGATATTATTCATGGTTCTAAATATAGACACACGCATCATGGTTTACATTTTGAAATTTACAAAAAATAGCATATGGGAAAAAAACATGTAGAGCGAAAATTACATTCCCTTTAATAGGAGAGAGATAACTTAACCGCCAAAATTGGTAGTTACGTTGTCTCTTTATTTTTGGACTCTTAGATCAGTCCGGTTAGATCAGCCGCCTCATAAGCGGTGTGTCCTCGGTTCAAATCCGAGAGAGTCCATCTCATGAAAGGAGAAAACCATGAGAGAGAACCAATATCAGGCAGGACTGAAGAAGAGATTGAAAAGCATGTTTCCTGGCTGCTTGGTAACCAAACTAGATTCGAGTGATATCCAAGGCATTCCTGATTTGCTTATTTTGTATAAAAACAAATGGGCTATCCTTGAAGTTAAAAAAGATGCAGAAGCACCGCATCGCCCGAACCAAGATTACTATGTGACCAAATTAAATAATATGTCTTTTTCGCGCTTCATTTTCCCTGAAAACGAGGAGGAAGTTTTAAATGAACTTTATAAAGCATTCAAATCTTAGCGGACATGCTCCGTTCAGCCCGTCTCAACCAGCGTGGCTGAGATACGATGACGACAAAGCAATTAAATATTTGATTGCCAAGAAAGCATCCGAAAGAGGAACCAGACTTCATGCATGGGCTAAAGAAACAATTGATATGAAAATTAAACAGCCTCGATCCAAGAAGACTTTGTATTCATATGTAAATGATGCAATTGGTTTTCGAATGGATACTGAGGTTGTTTTATATTATTCTCCAAACTTTTGGGGGACTGCAGATTCTATCTGTTTCAGAGATAATGTTCTGAGAATCCATGATTTGAAAACCGGTACAGGACCAGTTCATGAGGAACAGGTTCTTGTATATGCTGCATTATTCTGTCTCGAATATAAGATTCGCCCAGGTGATATTGAGATGGAATTACGAATCTATCAGAATGATGACATTGATGTTCTTAAACCAACAGCATCCGACATTGTTCCAATCATGGATAGAATTATTCATTTAGATAAACTTATTAATCAAGCAGTTGAGGAGGGGTAACCATGAATCCAGTAGCAGAAGAAATTGAGTCGTATATCGGGTCATCCTCAATGTCTGGTAAAGATTTCCTTGAACATTATGGGATGCCCCGTCGTTCAGGACGTTATCCTTGGGGTTCTGGAAAAGACCCTTATCAAAGTGGTAGAGACTTTCTTGGTCGAGTTGAGGAAATGCGTAAATCAGGTTTCACATACACAGATGAAAATGGAAAGAAATGGACCGGAGATCCAGCTATTGCAAAATCACTTGGATATTCTACAACAGATTTCAGAACTGTTTATGCGATTGCAAAAGATGAACGTAGATCAGACATGGTTGCTACAGCTCGACGTCTGAAAGAAAAAGAAGGAATGAATAATTCTGAGATAGGAAGAAAGATGGGGATTAATGAATCTTCCGTAAGATCATTACTCGATCCTAATTCTGAATCAAAAATGAAACAGGCTAGAGAAACCGCAGAGTTTCTTAAAAAGCAAGTTGATAAGAAGAAAATGGTCGATGTCGGCGCAGGTGTTGAGCGGGATCTCAACATCTCAAAAGAGAAACTCGATCAGGCGTTATTCATGCTGCAGGCTGAAGGTGGATATGAGGTTTACGGTAACCGTTTTCCGCAGGCAACTAATAGAAACCAGATGACTACACAAAGAGTGTTGTGTGTTCCGGGAACGACACATAGCGATATCTATAATTTCGATAAAATTCAGACTGTAAAGGATTACATGTCAAGAGATGATGGACAGACCTTCGAAAAGAAATTCCATTATCCGGAAAGTCTTGATTCTAAGCGTCTTGCTATTCGGTATAAAGAAGATGGCGGTATAGATAAGGATGGCGTCGTTGAACTTAGGCGCAATGTTCCAGATTTGTCACTTGGCGAATCCAGGTATTCACAGGTTCGTATCATGGTTGATGGAAAGAAATACATCAAGGGTATGGCTGTTTACAAGGATGATAGCAACTTCCCGCCAGGAGTTGATGTAATCTTTAATACTAATAAATCTAAGTCAGTTCCAAAACTGGAAGTTCTTAAAGATATTAAGAAAGATCCAGATAATCCGTTCGGTTCTTTGATTAAAGATGCCGACCAAGGTGGACAGTATTGGTATACAGATAAAAAGGGCAATAGGAAACTGGGTCTGATAAATAAGCGTTCGGATGAAGGAGATTGGGGTGATTGGAAAGATGCTTTGCCATCACAGTTCTTGTCTAAACAGTCGAAGGCTATGGCCGAGAAACAGCTCGGTATTGCTAAAGCAGATAAGCAGGCAGAGTTCGATTCGATCATGGCTCTTACTAACCCAACAGTTAAGAAATATTATCTGCATAAATTCGCAGAAGATTGTGATTCAGCAGCCGTACATCTCAAAGGTGCTTCCTTACCGGGACAGAAGTATCATGTAATTCTTCCGGTCACATCTATGAGTGAAAAAGAAGTATACGCTCCTGGTTATCCAGACGGCAGTAAGCTTGCGCTCATTCGTTATCCGCATGGAGGAACATTTGAAATTCCGATATGTACTGTAAATAACAAGAATAAAGAAGCCATTAGTATGATTGGTAAAACTTCACAAGATGCAATTGGCATCAATAGTAAAGTTGCCGATCGTTTGTCAGGAGCCGATTTTGACGGTGATACAGTAATGTGTATACCAACTCACGATAGAGGCGGAAAAGTTAAGATCACCTCTACTCATCCATTAAAAGGTCTCGAAGGATTTGATCCTAAGATGTCTTATGGTGGAGAGAAGAAAGTAGACGCCAATGGAAAAGAGCATTGGTATCGTAATGGTTCTGAGTACAAGCTGATGAAGAAGACCGATACTGAGATGGGTAAGATTTCTAATCTTATTACAGACATGACACTTCTTGGAGCTAGCGAAGACAAACTTGCCAGAGCAGTACGTCATTCGATGGTAGTTATCGATGCTGAGAAACATCACCTTGATTACAAACAGAGTGAGAAAGATAACAATATCGCCGCACTGAAAGTAGAATATCAGGGCAAGAGTACTGGTGGTGCATCAACTATCATATCGAGAGCTAAAGGCGAAGTAAAGGTTGATAAGCGACAAGGTACACCTAAGTATAACATAAAAGGAAAAGAATGGTATGATCCTTCTCGTCCAGAAGGTGCTCTTATCTATAAGAAAGCAGACGATGCTACTTATACCACGCACAAGCTCAATAAGAAGACTGGTAAAATGGAAGAAGTAACAGTTGTCCGCAAAACCAACAGTACAAAGATGGCCGAGACTGATGATGCTTATACCCTGGTATCCCAGTACCGTCATCCCATGGAGGGGGTATACGCAGATTATGCTAACAGCATGAAGCATTTGGCTAATCAGGCACGTATTGAAGAGACCAAGGCTGGTAAGATAGCTTACAACAAAGAGGCTAAGCGAAAGTATCAGACAGAAGTTGATAGCCTTACGAAGAAGCTTGATATAGCTCAGTCCAATGTAGTAAAAGAACGTGCGGCTCAGAGAATGACATATGCTACAGTTCAGAAGAAACAGAATGCTGCCAAAGAAGCGGGCGAAGTAATGAAAGCTAAGGATGTTAAGAAGGCATCCCAGCAGGCACTCACTCGGTATAGAGAAGAAGTGGGATCTGTTTCAAGAAGAGATAGAAACATCGTAATAACTGATAATGAATGGAAAGCAATTCAAGCTGGCGCAATTTCAGAAAACATTCTCAATAAGATTCTTAACAATTGTGATCCAGATTCTTTGAGACAAAAAGCAATGCCAAAAGAATCGAAAGAATTGAATGAGGCTAAACAGTTGCGTGTTAAAGCAATGTCTGCTTCTTATACAATTTCACAAATTGCTGATAAACTTGGCATTTCAACGACGACGGTTTCCAAGTATTTGAAAGGAGCGAACTAAATGAGCGATTACAGATTGACAACATTCGATAATCCTTATGATCCGTTCGAACAGTTCACTCTTTGGTGGCTGTTTGATAATGAAAAAGGATACAACACATGCGGAAAGCTTGATCGAATCTCACACTTTACTGATGATATGTCAGATAAAGAGATTGATGAAGAACATGAACGTGCTGTTGATGAGATTATTGACAATGATTTCTTAAATATCTATAAAAAAGTTCAGAGAAACGCAAAAGAAGCCACGGCGACGGCATAAGTCGATGCTGAACCATAGAGGGGGTCTTGAAAAACACACCCCCTCCCTGCATCGCCGGCCTCTTTATATTTTCTCCGGAGGGATTTTTCCAAAATCAATTTATATTTTCGTATAGTGTGCAGAGGGATTCATGGACTTTACATTTGTATACTCCTCGTGTGAATAAATAGTTTTCTCCTCCTGATGTGGTTCTTCAAGGTTGATTTGGGTAATAGAAAAGTCTATGGATTCTTCTACATACTATATGAAAAGTACAACTATTAATGAAAGAAGGTGACACTAAGTATGCCAAAAGTAAAAACAACTAGCCCTAAAAGCAGACCAGCGTTATCACCAGAAAACAGAGACAAGCAGTTAGTGTCGCTGGCAGTTGATTGTGCTGAAAGACAATTACGTGAGGGCACTGCATCTCCATCTGTCATCGTACATTATCTAAAACTTGGTTCTGAAAAAGAACAGTTAGAGAATGAGCGATTAAAAGAAGAGAACAAACTTCTCAAAGCTAAGACAAAAGCTATAGAGGATGCTGCAGATACTAAAGCAGCCTATGAGAACGTCATCAAAGTTATGAGAGACTATGCCGGGTATGGTGATGTAGAAGATGAGTATTAAAACATATTCCGAATTGGTAACTTTGCCAACATTCGAAGAGAGATTTCAATACTTAAAGTTGGATGGCATAGTGGGTGATGAGACTTTTGGATGTAATCGATACCTCAATCAGATATTTTACAAATCGAAAGAGTGGTTAAGGATTCGTGATGAAGTTATCCTGCGCGATTGTGGATGCGACTTGGGCGTACCGGGAAGAGAAGTTTATAAAAGAGTAATTATACATCATATGAATCCACTAACCAAAGATGATATTCTCGATCGGACAGAGTATCTGTTGAATCCGGAATATTTAATTTGTACTTCAAAGAGAACTCACGAGGCGATTCATTATAGCGATGACAGCATATTAATACCAGATATTATGCCGGAACGATCATTAAACGATACGTGTCCATGGCGTAGATAAGGAGACAGTATGGACGAAAGCATATTAACATCAATAAAAAAACTCCTTGGTTTGACTGAAGATTATACTGCATTTGACGATCAGCTGATCATGCATATAAATTCAGTGATCTTAGTATTAAAACAGATCGGTGTATGTGATACAGCATATACGGTAAGAGATAAAACTGACACATGGAGTGAGCTACTTCCAAGTGGTAAGGATTTCGAAGCGGTTAAATCATACATGGGTATGAAAGTACGAAGTTTATTTGACCCGCCTACTACGTCTGTCGTGGCGGATAGCATGAACCGAACAATTGCTGAATTAGAGTGGCGATTGAATGCAGAGGCGGAGACTGAATAGAAAGAGGTGAGTCAAAATGAATAGTAATGAGTTAATGCATCATGGGATTCATGGAATGCGTTGGGGTGTAAGAAGATATCAAAATAAAGATGGATCTCTTACCGCAGCTGGTCGAAAACGTATCGATAAGTTAGATTACGAATATCAGAGATTAACTGGGATGAAACTGAATAAGAAAAAATCATCTGCCGATGTTAAAAAGACGGAGTCAAAACCAAAAAGTAAAAGCATCAGTGAAATGACCAACGAAGAGATCCAGGAGAAAATAAATCGTATTACATTGGAACAAAATTTGAAATCGTTAACTCCTAAGAAAATTTCCGCAGGTAAGAGATTTACTGAAACAGTTATGAATGATGTGATTACTCCGGCTGCTACAGATGTAGGCAAACAGTTAGCTAGATCAATGTTTGCTGATGGAGTGAACAAAGTGTTCAATCTTGAAGGTGATAATAAGGTTTACGCGAATAACAAAAAGAAATAGAAGGTGACATACAATGGCATTATCGAATACAGCTGTACCAAAATACTACGGCATGTTTCGAGATGCCGTTATAAGCGGTGAAATTCCGGTTAATGAAGAAATCTCAATGGAGATGAATCGAATCGACAAGCTCATAGCTGATCCAACGAAATACTACGACGATAGAGCAGTGGAAGGATTCATCAAATATTGTGAGAATGAATTGACCCTTACAGATGGTGATGATCTCAACTTACTCGATTCATTCAAACTATGGGCTGAAGAAATCTTCGGTTGGTATTACTTTGTTGATAGGAGTATATACATTCCTTCACAGAATGGACATTCTGGAAGAGGTCACTATGAAACGAGGCGAATTAAGAAGCGTCTTATTCATAAACAATATTTAATAGTAGCCCGAGGTGCTGCTAAATCAATGTATGCTTCATGTATACAGAATTACTTCTTAAATGTAAATACTCAGACAACTCATCAGGTAACCACAGCGCCAACAATGGCACAGGCTGATGAAGTTATGTCTCCGATCAGAACTGCTATAACAAGAGCACGCGGTCCATTATATCAATTTCTTACGGAGGGTTCTCTCCAAAACACCACAGGGTCCAAAGCTGACAGAGTGAAACTTGCCAGTACGAAAAAAGGAATACAGAATTTTCTCACCGGATCACTGCTTGAAGTGCGCCCTATGTCGATCGATAAGCTTCAGGGACTTCGAGTCAAGATTGCGACTGTGGATGAATGGTTATCTGGCGATATTCGAGAAGATGTTATCGGTGCGCTTGAACAGGGTGCGGCAAAAGAGCAGGGCGGTGGTAAGAATGACGATTACCTGATTGTGGCAATCAGTTCCGAAGGTACCGTTCGTAATGGTTCCGGTGATACAATCAAAATGGAATTGATGAAGATTCTAAAAGGTGAGTATAATGATCCGCACACATCTATCTGGTGGTATAAGCTCGATAGTATTGATGAAATAGGAAATCCAGATATGTGGCTCAAAGCAAATCCGAATTTAGGAAAGACCGTTAGCTATGACACTTATCAGTTGGATGTGGAAAGAGCTGAGAATAATCCGGCAGCAAGAAATGATATTCTTGCTAAAAGATTTGGTATTCCAATGGAAGGATTTACTTATTATTTCACATATGAAGAAACGCTTCCTCATAGAAAAAGAGAATACTGGCAGTTACCTTGTGCATTGGGTGCTGATATGTCTCAGGGAGATGACTTCTGTTCTTTCGTATTCCTATTTCCGCTCACTAATGGTGCTTTTGGTATAAAGACCAGAAATTACATAACAGAGTTGACTCTCAGCAAACTGCCAACAGCTTTACGAATTAAATATGACGAGTTTATGAAAGAGGGCAGTCTGATTGTTATGCCCGGAAACATACTTGATATGATGCAGGTTTACGAAGAACTTGATAATTACATATCAGAATCAGGATATGATGTGTGCTGTTTCGGATACGACCCGTACAACGCCAGAGAATTTGTTGAGCGATGGGAACGAGAGAATGGTCCATTTGGAATTGTAAAAGTTATTCAGGGGTCCAAGACAGAATCTGTTCCACTTGGGGAATTAAAGAAATTGTCAGAAGAAAGGATGCTTCTATTTGACGAAGCACTCATGACATTCACGATGGGTAACTGTATTGTTATGGAGGATACAAATGGAAACCGTAAATTATTAAAGAAGCGATATGAAGCTAAAATCGACGCTGTTGCTGCAATGATGGATGCCTTTGTCGCTTATAAGATTAATAGAGAAGCTTTTGAATAAGGAGAATCACCGTATGCGAATATTATATTTCGAAATCAACGGACAAACTCTGCGAAAGATTGATAACTTTTCAGGAATTATTAAAGGTTCAAAACAGTATTTAAAGTGCCATTTCACTGTAAAAGATCCTGAATGGATTGGTATTGGAATGGTGGCTGTATTTGAGAATGGTAATGGTACATATGCTGTAGCGGTTCAGAAGGATGGATCATGTATGGTTCCGGACGAGGTTACCGATGGTTCATATTTCAAAGTATCAGTTGTCGGAGTTTCAAGAAATGATAAAAGGATAACCACAAATAAAGAATTGATAAATCAGGGAGGATAATATGGCAACTTTAGATGAAGTAATTGCACAAATATCCGAAGAAGATTATCTTCATGATCCGATTCAGTTTATTATAGATAGTGATTTGAGAATTGTATCAATTCCTGGTAGAGGTGTTGTGGCTGGCGTCGTTGGGGATAAAAACATTAATCGCATCAATTTTCAGATGAATCGATATTATAACGGATTCGACATGTCCAAATTCACAACCAGGATAAATTATATTAATTCAAAAAAAATACTAAATTATTACTCAGTTACAGATATGACTATCGAAGATGATTTAATTTACTTCACATGGTTGGTGGAATCTGATGCATTAGCTTATTCCGGAACATTAACGTTTGCAATTAGTATGTTTCTTGCCGATGAGTCTGGGAAATTATTACAGGCATTTAACACTTCTGACGATGGTAAACTGACTGTATTGTCTGGAATCCAAGTTGAAGATCATGTTACACCTGAAGAACAGAATGATATCTTGAGACGTCTTGAATCAGACGTCTCCAAACATATCGTATATGTAGTAATGAAAAGAATTTTCCAAAAAGATATCGTTGGACCATTACTTCTAAGATAGTCAACGAGGCTATTGATATTTGCAGATACATCAGAAAAGCTAATAAGCGCGTTCTCAATAGGGAAATGCTTAAAGAGTATAAGAAGCGTCGTAAATATCAGAATAAAGCTCTTGGCAGCATAGATTCCATGCTCGCCCTGATGGATATTGCCTATTATACATTCCATATAAAAGATGAAAAGATAGATAATTGGGTAGATATGGTGGTGTCTTTACAGACACTCTTAGAAGGCTGGAAAAAATCTGATAAAAACTTTATGAAACAGAAAGGTTAATGATTGTTAATTCGACCCCGAACTCAGGCAACGCGAACAACGTCCGTAATGTGAACACTACAGGTCAGTTGGGCAACAACAATGCTAGCAACACTAATGGGGGTGTCCTGGATTGTTAAAAAGCGAGCATTAAAGTAAGCCGTTTGGCTGAAATCAAAGCATTATACAAGGAATCATTATCCTGTCCGATAAGGCGAAAATAGAGCGTGGATGCAATTGCCGTACTTGATATTGAATATCTTCCGGTAGGATTGCTGTACACCGCGACTAATTTAAAATAATCAATGTGGAGGTTCCAATGTTATCGAATGTTGGAAAAGATATATGCAGCTTTTATAATTTATATAGAGCTATGCTTTTATGTAAATGAGGCGTTATATGGAAAGATAGCGTTGCTGGATATGTCGTAAATGGACTTGTAAGAATACATAGTTTGAAGAAAAGTCTTGAAAAAGGTACTTATAAAATATCTCCGTATGCAAATTTCAAAGTATATGAGCCAAAAGAAAGAGATATTTTAAGTACAAAAATGAAAGACCGAGTTTTTCAAAGAAGTTTTGTTGATAATTACTTCTATGATGAAATGACCCGGTCTTTTATTTATGACAATGGTGCGTGCCAGAGATGTCGTGGAACCGAAAGAACTCGTAAAAGATTAATTTGCCATATTCAGCGGTTTTATCGAAAACATGGTACCAACGGCTATGCATTGAAAGGCGATTTGACAAATTTTTTTGGCAGCACAAGCCATGATTTAGCTTATAGGTCAGTTAAGAAAAGAATCGATGATGCATGGGCTTCTATTGAGAGCAAACGAATTATTGACAGTTTTGATAATGGTCCGGATCCGGATGTTGGAATGGGACTCGGATCACAATGTACACAAATTATTCAATTAGCGGTACTTGATGAATTTGATCATTATGTGAAAGAAGTTTTACGGATGAAACATTATGTTAGATATAACGACGATTTTATACTCATTCACGAAGACAAGGAATATTTAAGTTATTGCTTATCAGAAATTAATAAATGGATGAGTGCAAGAGGACTGAAATTAAATCCTAAGAAGACACAGATAATAAAACTTTCTCAAGGCATTAAATTTCTCGGATTTCGTTTCCGCTTAACCGAAACTGGAAACGTAGTTATGACTCTTCTTCCGGAAAAGATTTCTCATCAGAGAAGAAAATTAAAGAGGATGGCCGACAGAGTTGCCAGAGGAGAAATGACAAAAGCTGACGTTGATCGTAGTTATGAGAGTTTCAAAGCAAACATAACAAACAACGGTAAGCATAAAAGCGAGCATCCAGGTAGAAGAGCTAGACGTAGTTGTCATAGTTTGGAATTAGCCATGGATGCTTTTTATAAAGATTTATGGAGGGATAATAAATGTTCGGATTTAAAACAATCTTCAATCAGTTAATTGAAGCTCGTAGAGATAATGAAGCTTTGTTAGCTAAAATTGTAAAAGCGAACTCAGATATCGAGTATCTTGCGATGATGACCGACAATGAATTAGAACAGGAGGAGACTGACAATGCCAGAACAGAGATCTAAGAATTTTGAAAAAGTAAAAAAATATTACGACAATGGTCTTTGGAAAATCAAAAGAGTGCGTGATGCAGTTCCTAGATGGATTACACCAGAAGAATTTGAACTTATTACTGGCGAGTCATATCTGGAAGAATAACTAGGAGAAAAGTCAAAATGGAATTTAATATTAAGACCAGGCTTGCACATGCTTGGAATGCTTTTATGAACCGGGACCCGACATATCATAACGTTGGCCCCGGTTATTCTTTGCGCCCTGACCGACCACGATTAGGTCATGGAAACGAACGTTCCATAGTATCTTCCATATTTAATCGCATAGCACTTGATGTAGCAGCTATAGATATTAAACACTGTAGATTAGATTCTGCTGGACGATTCATTGAAGAGATTGAGTCGGGAATAAATTGGTGCTTGAATTTCGAAGCGAATATAGATCAATCGGGACGAGCATTTCTCCACGATGTGGTTTTATCTATGCTTGACGAGGGTGTAGTAGCTATCGTTCCGGTGGACACATCATTCAACCCAAAGATAAGTAATTCATTCAGTATCGATTCGGTCCGAACAGGGAAAATAATTGAATGGTACCCAAAGCATGTCAAAGTCCGAATCTATAACGACCAACGAGGAGAAAAAGAAGACATTCTTTTACCAAAAAGTCAGGTAGGAATTATTGAGAATCCATTATATGCAATCGTTAACGAGCCAAACTCTACACTGCAGAGACTGATGAGAAAGCTCAGCCTATTGGATGCGACAGATGAAAAAACGGCATCTGGTAAATTGGATTTAATCATTCAGCTTCCGTATGTAGCCAAAACTCAGGCACGTAGAGAGCAGGCTGAGAGACGACGAAATGACATGGAAAACCAGCTCACAAATTCGAAGTATGGTGTAGCTTACATCGATGGTACAGAGAAAGTCATCCAGCTGAATCGGTCATTAGAGAATAATCTTCTCAAACAGGTCGAATACTGGACAAATATGCTTTACAGTCAGCTTGGTATTACACAGGCAGTTCTGGATGGAACAGCTGATGAACAGACCATGCTGAACTACAACAATCGTACGGTTGAACCTATCATAGCCGCGATTGCAGACGAATTAAAACGTAAATTTCTAACAAAGACCGCTCGATCTCAAGGGCAGTCTATCGAATATTTCAGAGATCCATTCCGACTGGTTCCAGTCAATAATATCGCAGAAATTGCTGATAAATTCACACGAAACGAAATTATGACATCTAACGAGATAAGACAAATCGTTGGTATGAAACCAGCAGATGATCCGAAAGCTGACGAGTTACGAAATAGTAATATCAGTCAGTCTAAGCAGGAAGCGGAGAATGCTGTTCCTGTAATAAAAAATGAAGAGAGGAGAGAAGGTCAAAATGGATAATTGTGATTTTAGCGGATATGCCACTCGTAATGATTTACTCTGCGGTGACGGCGTTACTATCCGTAAAGATGCGTTCAAAGGTAATGACGGATGTGAAGTTCCATTGGTTTGGAACCATGAACATAATGATCCGAACGCAGTTCTTGGCCATGCAGTTCTGGAAAACCGCGATGATGGCGTATATGCCTACGGTGTATTCAATGATACTGAACAGGGGCAGACTGCTAAGAAACTTGTGCAGAATGGAGATGTAAGATCTCTTTCTATTTGGGCTAATCAGCTCAAAAAGATTGGTAAAGACGTCGTCCACGGAAATATCAGGGAGCTTAGTCTTGTGTTGGCTGGAGCTAATCCTGGAGCATACGTGGATTTTGTTATGGCGCATTCTGCCGATGGTGAAGAGGAGATGGAAGTATCATGGGATGAGAATATTATGCTCTATCACTCAGCTGATACCGAAAAGAAAGGAGAAAACAAAGTGGCTGAAGAAACCAAAAAACCAGAAACGTCAGAAGGTTCTGATGATAAAACCATCAAAAAGGTAAAAGAGGTATTGGATACCATGAATGACGAGCAGAAAGAAGCTATGTATGCTGTACTTGGCATGGTACTTTCTGATGATGATGAAGACGATGATGAAAAAGGAGGAAATGTAGTGAAACATAACATTTTTGACAACGAAGAAAGAGAGCAGGCGAATAAGTCTATTCTTAGTCACTCTGACGAAATGAAAATTGTATCTATGGCAAAACAGAGCGGCATTGGATCACTGAGAGCGGCAATGAATATCTTTGCAGAGGAGAATGCCGGCACATTAGCTCACGGAGTATTTGATGACGAAGTTGAGAAGCTGTTCCCGGAATATGAACTTCTGAAAAAAGGTGAGCCGGAAACCCTTACCAGAGATCAGTCCTGGATTGATGTTGCTATGGCTAAGATTCATAAGAGCCCGTATACCCGTATCAAGACTCGTCAGGCTGACGCTCGTATTGCTGAGCTGAAAGCTAAAGGTTACCAGAAGAAGGGCGACTATAAGAAAGAGATGGCGAAAATCAAACTGCTGTCCCGTACAACAGACCCTCAGACAGTTTATATCAAAGATACTTTACAGCGAGATGATGTTGTGGATATTACAGACTTTGATGTAGTTGCATATCAGTGGAACATCATGAGACAGACTCTGAATGAAGAACTGATTATGGCCGTGATGGTTGGTGATGGCCGTGAAGATGGTGACCCGGATAAGATTCATGAAGATCACATCCGCTCTATCTGGAACGATGACGAGCTGTACACAATTCATCAGACAGTAGATTTCGATAAAGCTAAACAGGAACTTCAGGGTTCTAATACAGGTGCTAACTTTGGTGAGAACTATATCAAAGCCGAAGCTATTATTACTGCATCTTTGTATGCGCATGAGAAGTACAAAGGATCAGGTTCACTTGATTTCTACTGTACACCACATCTGCTTAATGTGATGTTACTGGCTCGTGATCTGAATGGTCGTCGTATCTATGATTCTAAAGCTGATCTTGCTGCAGCACTCAATATAAACTCCATCGTTACTGTTGAACAGTTCGAGGGTCTGGAAAGAACCGATAGTGAGACTAACAAACATAAACTGCTTGGTCTGTTTGTAAATCTTGGGGATTATCAGTTCGGTGCTGCTAAGGGTGGCGAAGTATCTAAGTTCGATAACTTTGATATCGATTTCAACCAGTATAAATACCTGCTTGAGACAAGACTGTCTGGTTCTCTGACAAAAGTTTACTCAGCTATTGCTCTTGAAGAGAATGTAGCGTAATTATACCTAGAAGTTAGTTAAAACAAACTTTAAATATTATAAAGGAGATTAAGAACATGGAAGTAATGTACATGAACGCTGGCGATAAAAATATCGCGGTAAGAAAAGTGTATACCAAAGCGGATGGTGTAGCATATGCAGAATCCACCTTTAAAACAAAGCTGACTCCAGACGAACTGGAAGACGCTTTCTATAAAGGAATGGTAGTGATCGATGCTGCAGGCGTAGCTTATCGCCCGATTAGCTGTAAAGTAGCTTCAAAGGTTGTGACTGTTACATATGCCACAACTGATACTACACCTACAGCTGCTAAACTCGCCACAGTTAAGGCAGAGTGATTCCGGGAGGACAAATGGATGAGTAAATGGTTTGGTAAAATCGGCTATGCTGTCACCAACGAGACGGAGCCGGGAGTATGGGACGAGACAATTCTCGAACGCGAATATTATGGTGATATGACCTATGATCGCAGAAAAAGACAGACATCTGGCGGTATTAATGACAATATCTTACTCGCGAATGTGGTTAGTATTTTAGCCGATCCATTTGCTATCGAAAATTGTTCTCACATGGCTTATGCCGAAATTATGGGTACTAAGTGGAAAATCTCAGAAGTTGAGGTCCAGTATCCAAGATTAATCTTGACTATAGGAGGTGTCTGGAATGGGGACACGACTGGAACTACAGAGCAAACTTGAAGAGTTGCTTGGGTGCAGACATGTTTACTATCAGTCCCCCGAATCAGTCAAAATGGAATATCCCGCAATAAGGTATTCCAGAAGTAGGATAGATTCAGAACGTGCTGATGATACAGCATATCTGAAACACAAACGATACGAGCTAATTGTGATATCAAGAAAACCTGACGAGCCTGTCATTGAGAAGTTGCTGGAATTGCCATACTGCTCATTCGGGACAAGCTATAAATCAGATAACTTATATCACGATACGCTCGTTTTATATTTTTAAGGAGGATTAATAAATGCCTAAACTTACATGGGACCAGACTGGTGAACGTTTATACTCAACCGGCGTTAGTAAAGGAGTTCTGTTTCCGTATACAGAAGATAAATACGGTGCCGGTGTTGCTTGGAACGGCTTAACAAAAGTATCGGAAAATCCATCAGGCGCTGAGCCTACAGCTTTATGGGCTGATAATGGTAAATACCTGAATATTCTGTCTGCGGAAACATTCGCTGCTACGATTTCCGCATATATGTATCCTGACGAATTTAAGAAATGTATTGGTGAAGAAGAGGTAGTAGCTGGTATGTCTGTAGGTCAGCAGGATCATCAGATGTTCGGCTTCTCTTATCAGACAATTATCGGTAATGATACCAAGAATACAAAGTATGGATATCAGATTCATGTTGTGTATGGATGCAACGCAGCAGCAAGTCCAAAAGATTATGAAACAGTGAATGATAGTCCGTCAGCGGCAGAGATGAGCTTCGATATCTCAACCACACCAGTTGACGTAACAGGATTCAAACCTACTGCTACGCTTTTATTTGATTCTACAAAACTTTCTAAAGAACAGATGAAAGCGGTCGAGACAGCATTATATGGTGACGAATCCGCGGCTCCTAAATTGCCAACCCCAGATGAGTTCAAAGCTCTTATTCAGGCAGCTGCAGCGTAAATAAACGTAAACAATATAACGAAAAGCTCTAACTGTATATTCAGCTGGGGCTTTTCTTTTTGATTAAAAAGGAGAAAACGACTATGTTAAAAAAAACAATTCCATATGAAGATTATAACGGAACTAAAAGAGAGGAAGATTTCTACTTCAATCTTACTGAAACTGAACTTGCCGAGATGCAGCTCGAAGTTACAGGCGGTTTAGACACTATGCTTCAGGCAATTATCAAAGCTCAGGATATTCCTACAATCGCCAAATTATTCAAACAGATTATTCTTAAATCTTATGGTCAGAAGTCTCCAGATGGAAGGCGATTTATCAAGTCTAACGAGCTGTCAACAGAGTTCTCTCAGACTGAAGCATACAATGTTTTGTACATGGAACTGTCCCAGGATGCTGAAAAAGCAGCTGAGTTTATTAAGGGAATTATTCCTGCCAAATACAGAGAAGTAGTTGATACACCGGAACTGCCGGCTTAATAAATACGAAAAATATGGAGGATGAGAGAGATGCTTGAACTCGTGGTTCCGAGTGATATTAATGAGGGATGGGATGAAATAAAAGGGGAGTTTATATACGAAGAACTCAACAAGCCAAAAACCATTATGCTTGAGCATTCTCTTGTCTCTCTGTCAAAATGGGAATCCTTATGGAAGAAACGATACTTTCCGGTTGAGAATCGCACAATCGATGAAATAGTGAGCTACATACAATGTATGACAATTACTAAAAATGTTGAACCGGAAGTTTATGATCGTTTGATTCACCATCAGGATTTGATAAATAGAATAACAGAATATATTAATGATCCAATGACTGCAACTACCTTTGGTAAAAATCAGAACGATAATTCAACTCGGACTGAAAATATATCATCGGAACTCATATATTTCTGGATGTTCGATAATGGTATTCCAATGGAATGCGAAAAGTGGCATTTAAACAGATTACTCACACTTATAAGAGTATGCAATGTAAAAAGAGGCTCTGGTAAGAAGATGAGTCAGTCAGAAGTAATGCGACAGTATAAATCTATAAATGAAGCAAACCGAGCAAAATTCCGCTCGAAGGGGTGATTACATGTCTATAAAAGGAATTGACGTATCAGCATATAACGGAACTATCGACTGGGGGACAGTAGCGGCGTATGGTATGGATTTTGCAATCTTACGTATTACTGAAAAAGGTAATGTAGTAGATAGTTCCTTTGAACGAAACTACAAGGGATGCATTGACAATCATATACCGGTTGGTGTTTATAAATACAGCTATGCTCTCGATGTGCCTGAAATCCAGGAAGAAGCTCGAAAAGTTCTTTCCACGTTGAACGGCAGGAAGTTAAATCTCCCTGTATGGTTGGATCTCGAATGGGATAAGCAGAAAGAACTTGGAACTAAGAAGATCTCAATGCTTGCTGAGGCTTTTATCAAAGTGATAACTGATGCCGGATATAAAGCTGGAATTTACTGCAATGCTAAACAGTGGTATGAGTCTGTTATTGGAAATGATCTTAAACAGAAATATGACTTTTGGATTGCAAGTTATCCGACACATGATGATGGAACACTTCAGGAAAGATTGAGACCGAGCTATGGTGCTGGATGGCAATACAGTTCCAATGCAAAAATACCGGGAGTTCCGACAGTTGTTGACAGAAGTGTGTTTTATAAAGACTACACTAAAGAAGAGTCTAAGCCAGTCAAAATGGAGGAAATCAAAGTGAGCAAATTACAGGAGTTTATAAACCTTGGTCATTACTACGCCAATAATGGTGGCGATAAACCATATCTTGAAAAGAGAACTGAAGAATATCTTGACGATTTCCAGAAAAACGCTGGTTATAACAATTATACAAAATTTGCGAGAGACGTAAATCGTCTTGGTCAGCCCGGATGTCAGGGACAACCATGGTGTGCTGAGTATAAATTCTGGGAGCTTGTTCAGGTGTTAGGAATCACAAAGGCTCTTAAAATTATGGGTGGCGGATTCTACAACTGTACATCAGTGATGAATCATGCGAAGACAAATGGAACATGGCATACAAAGCCAAAGAAAGGCGCTCTTGTTATATTTAGACGTGGAGCACATATTGGCTCTGTTGATAGCTACGATGAAAATTACGTATACACCAACGAAGGAAATACATCCTCCGTTCCAGGAGTAGTCGCTAATGGAGGAGCTGTCAGAAACAAGAGATATCCAATCAACGATTCTTCTATCACCGGTTATGTATGGATTGACTGGGGTGAAGAAACCTCTGCTGAAAAATGGGTTGCTACTGGGACCAGAATTTCAACAGTTGACGATCTTTACGTTCGAGAAAGTCCTAATGGATATGTGTTAGGACAGATCAATGCTGGCGATAGAGTTGAAATCGATGGAACTGTATCTGGTAAATGGACGAAAGTGAAAGTTGCTAATATTGGAATTGGCTGGGCTTGGACAGCTTATCTTCAGGAATCTGAACCAGTGAAACCACACACCATCACAAGTAAGCAGAATAAGAAAAAGAGATTATTCGTTGGTGAAGTTAAAGTTAAAGAAACTGATGTCCGAACATGGGCCGGAGACGAGTATCCGACAATCAAGAAGTATTCATATCTTGCAAAAACCAATTTGGTTGATGTCATGGATTATACACAGAAAGATACATCCGGAAGCAAATGGTATTATGTCAGAATCGCAGGCAAATACTTTGGTTTTGTTAAAGCGAGCGATATTAAGAAACGATGAGGTGTTGATATGATAACTTTCAGACAAAAGGGCGATTTCTCTAACCTATCAGGATTCCTTGAGAGAGCTAAAGAAACAGTTAATCTTGGAATTTTGAACAAGTACGGTCGGGCTGGAGTTGCTGCTCTTTCGTCTGCAACCCCGGTTGATACCGGTAAAACAGCAGCATCGTGGACATATGAGATTGTCCGTCAAAATGGGGGCGTATCTATAGAATTTCACAATACAAACGTTCAGAGAGGTATACCGATTGCAATAATCTTACAGACAGGTCACGCAACCGGTACCGGAGGCTGGGTAGAAGGAAGAGATTATATCAATCCTGCTATTCAGCCTATTTTTGACAAAATAGCAAAAGAGGCTTGGGAGGAGGTTGTTAAGAAATGAGTAAAGTAGTTGATAGCAGAGTCGTTGAGATGCGGTTCGATAATGCGCAGTTTGAGCGTAATGTTAAAACTACCATGTCGACTCTTGATAAACTAAAAGAGAAGCTGAAATTCTCCGGAGCTTCAAAAGGTCTTGATGATATCGAGAAATCTGCAAAACAGGTTGATATGTCTGGATTAGGCAGAGGTGTCGATACTATCAAAATGAAATTCTCCGCTATGGAAGTTATAGCCATGACTGCTCTTTCAAACATTACTACAACTGCAATGAGAGTTGGAAAGAGTATTGCTGATTCTCTTACTATTGATCCGATTAAAGATGGTTTCACAGAGTATGAGACTCAGATGAATGCGGTTCAGACTATCTTAGCAAACACCCAGAAAGAGGGTACCACAGTCAAAGATGTCAATAAAGCACTTGATGAGCTAAATACATATGCCGATAAGACTATTTATAACTTCACAGAGATGACTCGTAATATTGGTACATTCACCGCAGCTGGCGTTAAGTTGGATGCGTCAGTTTCGGCAATCAAAGGTATTGCGAACTTAGCAGCCGTATCAGGTTCAACATCTCAGCAGGCATCCACAGCGATGTATCAGTTATCACAGGCTCTGGCCGCAGGTAAAGTTCAACTTATGGACTGGAACTCAGTAGTTAATGCTGGTATGGGTGGACAGGTATTTCAGGATGCTTTAATCAGAACATCGGAACATCTTGGTACCGGAGCAAAAGAATATATCGAAGCAACTGGTTCATTCCGAAATTCCCTTGAAAAAGGCTGGCTTACAACAGACGTCTTAACTCAGACACTTGATCAGTTTGCAACGGCTGCTGATACTCAGGAAGAATATAATGCAGCTGTCAAAAAGTTTGTAGATCAGGGATATACCCAGGAGCAGGCAAAAGAGATGGCGGATATGGCAAAAACAGCAGGAAATGCCGCCACTAAGGTTAAAACTTTCACTCAGCTTATCGATACTTTAAAGGAAGCGCTTGGCTCAGGATGGACTAAAACATGGCAGCTTATAATCGGTGATTTCGAGGATGCTAAGGAAATATGGACCAAAGTAAGTGACGTTTTAAGCAATCTTATCAATAAATCATCGGATGCTCGTAACAAACTTGTGAAGAAAGTTATGGATAATCCATATTCCGGTTTGCTCAAATCCATTAATGAAGTTACTGACAAGGCTTCCGGACTTCAGGAAATAGTCAATAATGTTATTCGTGGTGATTATGGAAATGGACAGCCACGATTCGATAAACTGGCTGAGCAAGGGTATAACTGGGCTCGTGTTCAGAATATGGTTAATGAGCAGCTCGGTTGTTCTTTCAGATATAACGAAGAGCTTGGTGGATCACAGGAAGATCTGCAGAAAACTCAGGCTGAAACTATTGCTCAGTTGGTTCAAATGTCTGACGCACAGTTAAAAGAAGCTGGATTCACAAAAGGACAGATTAACGCATTACGAGGATTACAGGAACAATCTGAGAAAACCGGCGTTCCGATACAGGATCTCATAAATACCATGAGTCAGATGAGTGGTCGTGATTTATTATTTGGCTCGTTCGAGAATATTGGAAAAAGCATTTTTAATCTTTTTTCTGAGCTGAAGAAAGGATGGAATGATGTATTTAATCCTCCATCAGCTTATACTCTCTATAATATCCTTTATGCGATTTATAACAAAACTGCTCAATTAGCGGTGTTTACTGAAGATCATGGCGAGGAGCTTCGTCGTACAATGGCTGGCTTGGCCGCAGTCCTTGATATAATCAAAATGACTGTCGGTGGGGCATTGAAATTCGGTCTCAAAGCACTTAATGCGATACTCAGTGCGTTCGGAATGGACACGCTTGATCTCACCGCCAACCTTGGGGATTTATTGGTCCAGTTCGACAAATGGCTTAAAGTTGTCGATCCGTTTGAGGCAGTTGCTGAGAAAGCTGGAGAAGGAATCAAGTTCCTGATCGATAAAATCAAAGAGCTGTACGAATATCTTAATAAGATACCTCAGTTTAACAAATTCTTTAACAGTTTTAAGAATATTGATATTACAAAATTTGTAACTGATATATTTAACGACATAGAGAATTTTGATTTCGATAAAGCGTGGGATGACCTTGCTAAAAAAGTAAATGGAAATAAAATAGGTAAAACCATTATCGACGGTCTTAAAAAGGGACTCAACGAAGGTGTTACGGCAGTTCCTGATATTTTAATTTCTATTGGAAAGGCAATCCTCGATTCTATCAAGGAAGTTCTTGATATCAATTCACCATCCAAAGAGACTTTCAAAATTGGTGAGTGGACCATTGAAGGTTTACTTAATGGTCTCAAAAATAAATCTTCAGATGTCATAGATTATCTTAAAGGTCTTGGTGGAAATATGCTCGATGCCCTTAGCAATGTTGACGTAGATTGGGGTAGTGTTATAGCAGTTAGTTCTATCGGAGGACTTGTTTACGGTGTAAATAAATTAATGGATGTTGCATCTAAGTTTGCGTCACCGTTTGAGGCTATCGCCTCTGTGATAGACGGACTTGCCGATATCGAAGCAAGTGTTTCTAAGAACATTAAAGCCAATGCTTTTAAAACAAAGATAGATGGTATAAAGCAGTTTGTCACATCTCTGGTTATCGTGGCTGGTTCCATTTATATTCTTGGAAAGCTTGATACACCAACGCTTATTCAGGGTGGATTGGCTACGGCAGTTATCGCTGGCGTGCTTGTCGGAATCGCAGTTGCCATGAGTAAAATAACGGCAGCGTCAGCAACTATAGATAGACATGGTATCAAAATTGACGGATTAAAAGCTGGAATCACTTCTATCGGAACTGCGATATTACTTATCGGCACCACTGTCAAAATACTTGGTAGTATGAATTTAAAAGACATGGAGCATGGCTTTGCTGGCTTAGCTGGAATTGTTGCTTCTCTGGCCGTCATAATAGCTACTTTCGGTATTTTTGTCAAAGATGAAAGTGCTAAGAATATAGATAAGCTCGGCAAAATGATGAAAAATATGGCTACGGCTATGTTACTTATGGCCGGTGTCGTGAAAATAATCGGGACGCTTTCAGCTGAGGAAATACTCAGAGGGGTTGCTTTTGCTACTGGTTTTTCGACATTTGTTTTGATAATGGGATTAATAGGAGCCAAATGTGGGGAAGGTGTTGCCAATCTTGGTGACGGTCTGAAATCTCTTGTTATTGCTATGGGTATGCTGGTTGGTGTAACCAAGCTAATCGGATATCTGTCCATTGGTGAAATTGCTAAAGGCGCGGTTTTTGCCGGATCGTTTTTAGCATTTATTGAAATTCTCAAACTCATAAGCAAATCTGATGATGGACAAGTCATGAAGGGTTTAACCAGATTATTATTATCTGTATCCATATCAATGGCACTCATGGCTGGAGTAGTTAAGTTGGTGTCTTATCTATCAGTTGGTGAGATGGTCAAAGGTGGCGTTTTTGTAGCTGCATTCACAGCTTTTGTGTATGCCCTTGTAAAAGTTACTACAATAGCAAGCAATCAGCAAACTGCAAAAATAGCTGCTTCTATATTATCTATATCAGTAGCGGTTGGTATTTTGGCGGGCGTTTCGGTTCTTCTTGGTATGATAAGTATTAAGAATCTTGCGAAAGGCGAGACCGCTATCGCATTGCTATGTGGAATGATGGCGGTCATGGTTCGTCAGTTGCGAGGAGCGAACGATGTCGGCAAGAGTCTGACCGGAATGGCTATTGCAATTGGCGTTATGGCGGCATCTGTGGTCGCGCTTTCTTTTGTGAAAACGGAAAAACTGGTAAGTGCCACATTAGCTATATCAACCATGATGGGGATGTTTGCTGTGGTTGAAAAAGCTTCTTCTGTAGCTACAACATCCATAAAAACCATAGTTGTCATGACTGCTGTTGTGGCAGCGCTCGGCGGGTTACTTGTATTGATGAGCAAATTCAATTTTGATGTGTCAGCATCCAATGCTACAGCTCTATCGGCAATGATGCTTGGTTTAGCAGCTGCAACCGCAGTGTTAGGCAAGATTGAAAGCGTCGATAAAAGTGCATTAATTGCCGTTGGGATAATGACAGGTGTATTGGCTGGAGTAGCTGTCATACTCGGCATAATGGATAAGCTCGATATATCTGCAAGCATCCCTAATGTTATAGCTTTATCAATTATGTTAAATGCTATATGCGCTGCAGCATTGATAGCGAGTAAGATACCTCCGATACCGCCAAGTGCTTCATTATATATTGCAGCATTTGTTGGAATAATTACCGCTTTGGGTGCGGTTATAGTAGCTGTAACAGGCGTTATAGATCTTATTCCAGGCGTTGAAGAGTTTCTTGACGGCGGTATAAAGATTCTGGTCAAAATAGGAACTGGTATAGGCGAATTTGTAGGAAGTCTTGTTGGCGGCGTAATGGATGGAATTGCCGTTGGAGCTACGAAAGATTTACCAGAAGTTGGTAAAAATATAGCAGAATTTCTTAAAGCATTTTCCGGAATGGATAATTCTGTAAAAACTGGCATTGAGGTATTTGCCGATGCTGCTGGAGCTATTTTAAGTTTATCTAAATCAGACATTCTTGATGGGATTGCTAATAAACTTGGTTTTAATACTGGTCTCGATAATTTTGGTGAACAGGCGAAATCTTTCGGTAAAGCCATGCACGCATTATCGGATTCTTTAACAGGTGAGAATGTAATTGATACAGAAGCTGTTAAAGGCGTGGCGAAAGTTGGTCAGCTGCTTGCCGCATTAGCTAATGACATTCCGCCTCAACCCGGTGATATCCTTAAAAAGTTTGTATTTAGCCAGAATCTTGGTGAATTTGGTAAACAGGCAGAAGCATTTGGTAAAGCAATGAGTGCTATGTCTAAAGCAGTGTCTGGTGAGAATGCAATTGATACAGATGCTGTTAAAGGTGTGACGAAAGCCGGTAAAATGTTATCTGCATTAGCGGATGATATACCACCGCATCCTGGAGATATTCTTGAAAAATTTGTATTCAGCAAGGATCTTGGTGAATTTGGTAAACAGGCAGAAGCATTTGGCAAAGCTCTTAGTGCTATGTCGAAGGCTATCACAGGCGAAAATGCGATTGATGTGAATGCTACACAAAACGCTGTAAATGCTGGTAATTTACTGTCAGCATTAAAAGATAATTTACCAAAAGATCCGGGAGCGATTCTTAGTTTATTTACGGAAAATAAGAATCTCGGAAAATTTGGAGAGCAGGCACAGAAATTCGGCGAAGCTATAAGTGCTATGTCTAAAGCTATTACGGGTGAAAACGCAATTGATACAGAAGCCGTATCCAATGCTAAAAACATAGGTACTATGATGACCGAACTGCAGAAAGCATTACCGAAAGACGAATGGTTTGACGGAGTTATGCAGCTTGATGATTTTGGTAGTGATATCAGTGCTTTTGGTCAGGGGTTGCTTGTTTACAACGCGAATGTCGCAGACATAGACTTTACTAAAGTTAGCGCATCTGTATCTCAAGCTAAACGAATGGTATCACTGGCCAATAGTATATACGGCAACTCATCCAATATCGAAAGTGGAATTAAGACGTTCAAGGATTTCGAGGATATCGGTGAAACGATAAAAGATTACAGTGATGATGTATCTAATACCAATATTGATAGCATATCCAATTCTATTTCGATAGGATTCAGATTAAAAACATTCATTTCAAGTCTGAAAGATATTAATACGACCGGCATCACGAGTTTTAAAGAGGCTGTGAGTAAACTTGGTGAAGTTGAACTCGGTAGTATTAAGAATACGCTAAACGAATCGGCTAAAACATTTTCGACGAATGGTTTAAGTATTGTTGAGGCATTGAGCAGCGGAATGACCATGAGAAGGTCTAAAGCTATATCAGCAATGAGCAATATAGTTAACGATGTGCAGAAAACAATTACCGATAGAAACGAAAACTTCAAGAAAACGGGTGTGGCGTTGATCAGTATGCTTGCTGTTGGAATGGCGGCTCAGAAAGAACATGTTAAGAATATTGCATCTCAGGTTGCTATAGCATCTGCAAACGGAGCTCTTAATCCGGCATATTCTTATATGAATAATAACGGAAGAAATCTCGGTTTAGGTTTAGTCTACGGTGTGTTATCAATGCAACAGTCGGCTTATAACGCTGGCTTTGCTTTAGGACAAGCTGCGGTCAGAGGCGAGCGTGCCGGTCAGCAATCACATTCACCATCCAAAGCTACATATCAATCCGGTATTTGGCTTGGCGAGGGTATGATAAATGGCTGTCGTGATATTGCCGCAAAAGTATTCAGTACCGGTAAGAAACTTGGTACCGGTATAGTGGACTCCGTATCCGAAGCTATGCAGTCAGCTGAAGATATATTTGATTCCACAGTTGATGTAGCTCCTGTAATCACGCCGGTGGTTGATCTAACCGATATTCAAACCGGAGCTGCCAGAATCACAAGTATGTTCAATAATCCGTCAGTAACACCAATGACAAACATCCGAGCTATTTCCGGAATGATGGATAATCGTCAAAATGGAAATAATGAAGATGTGGTGAATGCTATTAATGGGCTCAAAAAGAGCATCGGTAATGCTGGAAATACTTATAATAACATTTCTGGAATTACTTATGATAATGGAAGTGCTGTTTCAGAAGCTATCGAAACATTGGTAAGAGCAGCTAAGATAGAGAGGAGGAGATAGTCATGTCTCAGTTTTCAGACGGCACATCTGGTTCATCTTCACTAAATGATGTTTTTACTGATGGCTCTGAATATACAACCAATCTCAGCGCCCAAGTTCAAATCACTGAATTTGGGCTTGAGAAAGGTACAACCCGAAACGTATTTATAAAATGGACGTGGAATCAGCTACATACAAAAGAATTTCGTGTTGTTTGGTATTATTTCACAGGTCAGGGAACATCTTTTATCGGTAGTGATGCCAAGATAAAGAATAAATATTCTTCATATAACGCACCATCCAATGCGACAAAAGTAAAAGTAAAAATACTTCCTATAGCCGACAGTCGTAAGATTGGAAATTATACCGCAGCATATTGGACAGCCAAGTGGACAACTTTAAGAGAATATAGTTTCGAAAATAATCCACCAACTGTTCCGTCGGCTCCGTCAGTCACAATTAGTAATAAATATAAACTTACGGCATCACTTGCTAATGTTAATTCTGATACAGAACAAATCGAATGGTATGTTGTACGGGATGATAAAACTAAATATTATTCTGTAAAAACAAAAGTTAACAAAAATGCCGCGTCAATGACTTGTACCATTGATGCTGGAGGAAAATACAAGGTTAAATGCCGAGCGTGGAAGGGCAACCAGCATAGCGACTGGTCTGAATATTCCGGAAATGAAGGTACTGTTCCGACTGGAGTTGGTGAGATTACTCGTCTCGAAGCTTTTTCAGAAACAGGTGTACTGGTCGATTGGACTGGTGTTAAAAACTGTACCGGATATGAAATTCAATATACTACGAGACAGGGATATTTTGACAGTAACCCTAATGAAGTCAAAAGCCAAACTGTTCCGTCGAATATCAGTCATGCTGAAGTAACTGGTCTTGAGTTAGGACAGACATATTTCTTCAGAGTCAGAGCTACAAATGATCAAGGAAATTCTCCTTGGAGTAGTATCAAATCAATAACCCTTGGTAAAGATCCGACAGCTCCTACAACATGGTCATCGACTACGACTGCTATAGTTGGTGAGGAGCTTGTTCTTTATTGGGTACACAATGCTACAGATGGCTCTTCGGAGAAGCAGGCGGAACTTGAGTTGAATGTCGATGGAACTACCACAACCGAAACCATCGTGAATACAGCAACAGGCGATGATAAAGATAAGACTAAAAGTAAGAAGATAGATACGTCAAAATGGAGTGAAGGAACCACTCTAAAATGGCGTGTTCGAACTATGGGAATTACTGGAAATTACGGAGAATGGTCTGTCCAGAGAGTTGTAAACATTTATGCGCCCGCCACGTTACAACTCAATGTGACAGATTCTTCCGGAAGTGATATTTCTACTATTACGTCATTTCCTTTCTATATTAAAGGAATAGGTGGTCCGAGCACTCAGAAAGTTCTTGGATACCACGTATCAGTAGTGGCTTTGGAAGGATATAATACGGTTGACGAAACTGGTATGGCGATTATCGTTGCTAAAGGTCAGGAGATATTTTCACGATATTATGACACTAGCGGAGAACTGTTACTTGAATTACATGCTGGGAACATCGATCTTCAGAATAATGTTAGTTATCGAGTTATCTGTTCGGTTGCCATGGATTCAGGATTATCGGCAGAGAGAAATGAAGATTTCACAGTAGCGTGGACCGAAATGACCTATTCGGTTAATGCTGAGATGGCATACAGTCCAGAGACATATTCATTTCTTATCAGACCATATTGTCTTGATAAAAATAATGATCCTGTGAGCGACGTTACTCTTGCAGTATATAGAAGACAGTTTGATGGAGAGTTTGTTGAAATTGCATCCGACCTTGAAAATTCATCGAATCGGTTTGTTACTGATCCACACCCTGCGTTGGATTTCGGACGATATCGTGTTGTGGCTAAATCTAAATCAACTGGGGCTATCAGTTATTACGATATGCCGGGCTATCCTATCAACGAATCTGGAATTATTATCCAGTGGGAAGAGCAATGGCAGAACTATATCACATCTGAAATAAATGAAAATGACACGTATGCTGAACGTCCTTGGTCTGGTTCAATGGTGAGGCTACCATATAATGTAGACGTGTCAGACGATAGCGATTCAGATGTATCGCTTGTCGAATACATAGGTCGAAAACATCCGGTGAGCTACTATGGGACTCAGGTCGGACAAACTGCAAGTTGGAATACTGATGTTCCGCGTAGAGATGTAGAGACTCTTTATGCTTTGAGAAGATTAGCTGCATATCAAGGAGATGTATATGTCAGAGAATCAAGCGGAAGCGGTTATTGGGCTCATGTTAATGCGTCAGTAAGCAAAAAGCATCAAAATGGGGTAGTCCCAGTTACAATAAAAGTAACTAGAGTTGAGGGAGGGATTTAATATGCCAGATTGGACCAAATCAATGGAACAATCTTTTGAATATTATATTGTAGACCCTGGTACTTGGCGTGACCAAAAGAAACTCGACAATATACTTGACGGCACAATTGATGGAGATTTGGAGGCTGAAACGCTCGGTTCTGCAACATTTAATATAAGTGATTCAGTTGGGGAATGTTATATCAGACCCTATCTTGTTACTCGTCAAAATGGAATTACAGAAAGGTTCCCTATGGGAGCTTTTCTCGTTCAGACTCAGAAAACGGAGTTCGATGGTAAGTATACAAAGGTTCCAATCGATGCGTATACACCTTTATTAGAACTAAAAGAGAATTTGCCTCCACTGGGATATTCGATAATGAAAGATTCGAATATTATGGATTATGCTTATCGTCTCACAAGAGAGCAAGTTAGAGCACCGGTTATACCGACATCTATTGATGAAAAATTATACTCTGATTTTGTAGCCAACACCGACGATACTTGGCTCACATTCAATAAGGATCTTATAGCAAATGCGAAATATGATTACGGTCTCGATGAATTAGGTCGAATCATTTTTATGCCGGATCAGAAAGTAGATTGTCTGCAACCGGTCTGGGAATTTAATGATGACGACGGCTCTATTCTTTATCCAGATATAAGTACAAATCGTGATATGTATGGTATTCCAAATGTCGTAGAAGTATCTTATTCTGGAACAAATGATAATTATTATTCGCGAGTTGTGAATGATGATCCAAACAGTCCGGTTTCAACGGTGAATAGAGGACGAGAAATAACTCATCGAGTGACGAATCCAGAATTTGCCGGTGAACCAACCGAGGGTCAGATTGAAATTTATGCGAGGAATCTCCTTGAACAGTTATCATCGATTGATTACACCGTATCGTTTTCTCATGGCTATTGTCCTGTGAGACTTGGGGATTGTGTCCGATTAAATTATTCAAGAGCAGGAATAAATGGAGTTAAAGCCAAGATAACAAAACAATCAATTACATGTAAACCGGGATGCAAAGTTACAGAAACAGCAGTGTTTACAAAGAACTTATGGAGGTGATCGTGTGGAATTATCAAAAGTCATAATAGATGATTTTGCTAAAGTGACAAATGACGATAGACACATTTCTCAAAACACTACTCTCTACGGAACAATCAAAGTAAACGGCGATAAAAACTATGTTCAATTGGACGGTTCAGATCTTCTCACGCCCTGCTCATCAAGTGTTAACGTCAAAGATGGCGAAAGAGTCATGGTTGTTGTTGGAGGGCATGAGGCAGTTGTTACCGGAAACATGTCTTCTCCAGCGGCAAGACTTGGCGATGTTGATGACGCTAAAAAAGAGATAGGTGATGCGGTAGATCAATCATTAGATGCATATGATGTAAAACTCGCTCAAATGAACGAGCTTGCTGCTAACACTCTTGGGTTCTATTATACAGAAGAGAAAACTGAAGATGGATCTATCATAGCATATAGACATGATAGACCGAATCTTAGCGAATCCAAAATCATCTATAAGACAGGTGTTGAAGGGTTCTTTTTGTCGGTTGATGGCGGACAAACATGGAAAGCGGGGTTTGATAGTAATGGAGATGCCGTTCTGAATATTCTCTATGCTATCGGTATTCAGTCAAAATGGATTAATACAAGAGGATTTACAGCTACTAATAACAGCGGAAAAGAAACTTTCAAGATCGATGAAAATACTGGTGACGTTTACATTGATCCAAACGCATTTATGCTTGGTGACAAAGATGTTGCTGAGACCATCAATGGATTAATTTCCGATGCATCCACTGTGTTTATGCTGCTTAGTAATGAATATCAGGGGATTGCTACAGATTCAGATGGTAACGTGGTTGGTGACTTTCCGAATTGCCAGACAACCATAACCATTATGTCTGGAAATAATGATGTCACCGCAGAAGCTACAATTCAGCCAACTTTAAGAAAAGGTGTTATCGGAGAATGGGATGCTGAGACTTTCACATATACTGTAACAGGTTTAACCGAGGATAATTGTTATATCGAGTTTACTGCTTTATACAATGATTCCACAGTTAAAAGGAGATTTACTGTATGCAAACAAAGATATGGTAAAGATGGAGAAAATGCGGTATCGCCAGTCGTATCGGTTGAAAAGAAGGACGGCAAGACGATAATTTCCATTACCGATAAAACCGGAACTCATACACAGGAAGTCCTTGACGGTGTAAATGGAACACCAGGTCCGAAAGGAGAAGACGGTAAAACTTCTTATTTTCATGTTAAATATTCTGACGATGGAGGAATGACGTTTACCGATAATGCTGGTGAAAAAGCTGGAGCATATATTGGAACTTATACTGACCATATAAAAGCAGATTCGAATATTGTGTCTGATTACACTTGGGTTAAGATTGAAGGAAAAGACGGGGTGTCTCCTACAATTACTGTCACTAAGGAAAACGGTGTCGTAACGATTGTTACAAAAGATGAATCACATACTTACACCCAAAAAATTCTTGACGGTACTAATGGTACACCAGGAGCAAACGGAACAAACGGACAGACTACGTATTTTCATTTAAAATATTCAAACGATGGTGGTAAAACATTCACTTCGAATAATGGAGAAGATGTCGGCGATTACTTCGGAACATATACTGATTTTGTGAAAGAAGATTCCGATTCAGTAGAAGATTATACTTGGGTAAAAATCAAAGGTGATGATGGTAAAGATGGAATTTCTCCAACGGTATCCGTTACGAAAAAGGATGGAAAAACAACAATCACGATAGTTGACGAGAATGGAACTCATACTCAGGAAGTCCTTGATGGAACCAATGGTACACCCGGTACTAATGGTGTAAATGGTAAGACTACATATTTCCATGTTAAGTATTCCAACGATGGAGGAAAGACATTTACTTCAAATAGCGGTGAAACTGTTGGGGCGTATATCGGGACTTGTACTGACTACAATGTCTCTGACCCGACATCTGTGGGTTCTTATACTTGGGCTAAAATCAAAGGTGATGATGGTAAGGATGGAACCAATGGCACAAATGGTAAAGATGGAAAAGGTATTTCTAAAATACAAACCTTTTATCAAGCTAACAATAGTACGTATGGAATCTATACATACACCTCAGGTTGGAGTGAAACTTTCACAGCACCGAGCTCTAATTCAAGATATCTGTGGACATATCAAAAAACCACATACACTGATGGAAGTACCGAAACTACCACTCCTCACATTATAGGTTCGTATGGTAAAGATGGTTCTAATTTATCATCTGCTGAGATATGGGCGCTTTTGTTGCAACAGAATACCGACTTCATGTATAAAGGAAGCGACGGAAAAATCTACTTGAAGGCCAGTTATATTGATAGTGGTATTTTTTGCGGTTGGACTGCTGACAGAATTAATGGGAAATTATACGCAAACGCTAGTGATTTTGATTCAGATTCTGACAGCAACGCCACAGACGGTTTAATTACACCATCTGCTGAATACTACACAGAACTTAACGCAAAAAAAGGTATCATAAAAACTAGAATAGATAATCTGTTTGCAGAAGCAGGAAAATCAAGGAATTATGCTGCTTTATCTGGAAATAACATATATGCAAATACAGTTTATTCATATAATTATGCCAATAATGCATATTTTAAAAAAAAACTAACAGCAGCAGCAGCTGTTCAATTCAAAGGCATATCGAGCGGATCTGGGACGGATCTTGTTTTGACTGCAGCTACTATGAACGGAGGCTGTTTTGTAGTTAAGAAGTCCGGATCTTCAAAACGTTTTAAAATCCACAACTCCTTCATGGGCGAACAGGATGTAGAAAAACTTTATAATTTGCGTCCGGTTTACTTTAAATACAAACCAGGTTATCTTCGAGAGGGGGATCAAGATTGTGAACGTATTATACCGGGTTTCTATGCTGAACTTGTTGAAAAGTATTTTCCAGAAGCAGTTCGTTATGACGAGAAAAAAAGAGTAGCTGATTGGGACCCCAAAAAACTTGTTCCGGCAATGCTTAAATTGATTCAGTTACAAAAAGAACAATTGGATAGACAGGAAGAGCGTCTGTCTAAAATAGAATCTATTCTTAATATTAAGGAGGAATAATTATGGATTTTACAGCATTAACAAAATATTTTGTAGTAGTGGTAGTGGTGGCGTGCCTTATTGTAGGGTACATAATCAAACATACCACATTTCTTAACAAAATTCCAAACGATGATATTCCGGCTATTTTAGCAGTAATTGGGGCTGTGCTGAATGGCTTTGTCAGCGGTTGGACCGTTGAAAATGTCGTGTATGGGGCTTTAATGGGATTAGCTTCTACAGGCTTTCATCAGGCGTTCAAATCATTTGTAGAAGGTGATTCCGATGATTCTAAGGAGGACCTCGATGACTGAGTTCGCTATTACATCAGGTCAGCTTATGTGGCTTTGTACATTAATAGCTGGCCTATGGAGTGTGGTTAAAATCATCAAGGAAATTCGTAAACCAAACGATGATTTGAAAAAGACTGTTGATAGGCACAGCGAGCTTCTCGACAACGACAATAAGCGCCTTAAAGAGCATGAAGAATCAAACCGCATGATTCTGAAATGTCTACTGGTAATCATCAATCATGAAATCACTGGTAATGGGATAGAGACCATGAAAGAAGCCAGAGACGACTTGCAGAAATATTTGGTCGATAAATAGTAAATGAAAGGGAATAATAGCAGTATGTTTGTCATTTATTTGTACCATACCGCCAATATTCCCTTTAAATACGGTATTCTCTGTTTCCATTGAGGAAGCTGCTAAGGCTGGAAAGTTCTAATCAAACCTTTTTAATCAAAGAGTCAACAAACCTAGAAAGTACCGTAGTTCCAAGGGCTGCGGTACTTTTCTTAGTTTAGATCAAAAAATGAGAAAGTAATTTGAGACACGGTGAGAAGCCTTGAAAATGGCAAGATAGGCAAACAGGTAGGTAACAAGTAGGCAACAGAGCGAAGGAAACAAAAAGAAGAGCCGATCACAGGAAAAGAAATGCCGCAACCACAAGGGTTACGGCATTTTTTCTAGTGTGCCGAGCATGGCACTAATCTTACTGGTGAAAGTCCAGTCACGGGTATTTACCGCCAAGTGTAGTGAACCACAAGTCGGTACCAGTAATGGTATGGATGAAGGAAGTGGTGTAACAAAGTTCTTGAGCCTACGTACAGAAACTTGATAAGGCGATTAGGTGGGTAAGGTTGCTAGACAAACCAAAGCCCAAAAGGTAAACGTAAACCGAAGTTGTAAATCAAGAGGTTGTGGAACGAAAGATTAGCGTCTTACCTCGGGAGACACTACTCACATACTGAAAGGTATGGTCGAAAAAGGTTTAGAGAGGGAGTCAGATGATGTCATAGTAGGCGAAAGCCGAAGGACTGAAACGATTTATAGTACGAATCGTTATGTTTAAAATAATACATGAGCCAGAAATCGAGTGGACAGGAAAAGTAGGAACGTAACCGAGGAATACTGTTTATACTTAGAGGGGTGTTATGTATGAATTTTAGGATAAGTCAGAGGAGTAACAACAATGGAATTGATTGAAGTGATCTTGTCAAAAGAAAATCTGAACAGAGCCTATAAAAAGGTAGTTGCTAATAAAGGTGCGAGTGGTGTTGATGGAGTTACTGTAGAAGAACTGGGAGATTATATAAGGGAGAACAGAGAGAAAATCGTTACATCTCTTAGAAACAGAACATATATACCGAAACCAGTCCGAAGAGTATACATTCCGAAAGACAATGGTAAGAAAAGACCATTGGGAATACCCACAGCACTTGACAGAACTATCCAGCAGGCAATAGCACAGCCTATATCTGATATTTATGAAGAGATATTCAGTGACTATAGTTATGGATTCAGAGCCGGAAGAAGTTGTCATGATGCCATTCGACAGGCATTGGAATACTTGAATGATGGGTATGAATGGGTAGTGGATATAGATATAGAACAGTTTTTCGACAAGGTAAATCACGACAAATTAATTCAGATACTAAGAGAACAAGTAAATGACAGTACCACATTAAATCTGATTCGGAAATATCTGAAAGCAGGTGTAATGGAAAACGGCTTGGAAAAAGCAACTATTACCGGTGTGCCGCAAGGAGGTCCTCTTTCAGTCGTATGTTCAAATGTCTACTTGGACAAGCTGGACAAAGAACTGGAGCATAGAGGACTCCGCTTTACAAGGTATGCAGATGATGTATTAATTTTCACTAAAAGTGAAATGGCGGCTAACCGGGTGATGAACTCCATAAGTGATTGGCTGGAACGGAAACTATTTCTAAAAGTAAATGCAGCAAAAACGAAAGTAGTCAGACCGATGCGAAGCAAATACCTAGGATTCACATTTCTGAAAAACGGTGGAGAGTGGAAAGTAAAACCTACCAATGAAAAGAAAAAGAAGCTTAAAAAGAAGCTGAGTGAATATCTGAAGAGAGGGAAAGCAATAGCAAGACCTCTTGTGGTTACAATCAAGCGAGTAAATGAGATTGTGCGAGGATGGATTAATTACTTTAGAATCGGGTTGATGAAGCAATTTGTGGAAGAGCTTGGACAATGGCTAAGACACAAAATAAGAATGATAGTCATGAAGCAATGGAAGAAGCCGAAAACCATCTACAGAAACCTAAGTTATCTAAACAGGAAGAACCGAAACGGATTCAGTCAGGAAGATATTCATAAAGTTGCAAATTCAAGACTTGGGTGGTACAGAAGAAGTGGAATGAACGTGGTGAATTTCATTATCAGTAAAGATTTACTTGAAAATAGGATAAAAGATGGAGCTGGTCTGCTCAATCCCTTATCCTATTACTTAGCAAAAGTTGGAATATAAGTTGTAGAGCCGTATACGAGACCCGTACGTAGTAAGCGCTTAATTTTTAGGTATGATAGAAAAATCCCCGACTACTTTTCAGTAGCCGGAGCACCTTGACAATTCACATATGATTGATTTGATTCGTTTGCACGACGTTCGATTTCAGCTTTGACGGTTTCGTTCCATGGAGCCAGAAGTTCTAATTCATCATCACTCATTCTATCATCAGGTAGTTTTTCCAGCAGATAGGTAAGATAGTGATAAACGTTTACTCCATTGGCTTTTGCCATCTCTGCCATTGTGTACACGATAGCGCTGGCCTGGGCTCCGTTTGGTGTGTCACAGAACAGCCAGTTTTTACGGCCTACTGTAAACGGACGGATCGCATTTTCACTGAGATTATTAGAAAAACTGCAGCGCCCGTCTTCGAGATAGGTAGTCAGATAGGAGCGGCGGTTCTGAATGTAGGTGACAGCTTTATCCATTCTGCTTCCACGGGTAGGGTTCTGCTGATCAAGCCACGACAAAAAGCCTTCTACTACCGGCTTTTCTTTTTCAAGGCGAGCCTTTTTAATAGCATCGAAGGAAGAATACTTTGATCTGATCACATCTTCCAAATGGAAGAGCTGGTTAATGTACAGCATTCCCTGTACGGATGGCTGGGTATAATCCAGAGCTTTTCCCTTGGGAATGGCATCTGTCAGATATCTTCTGATGTGTGCCCAGCAGGCTGTGCGTTTGGCATCTGGAACTTTATTGTATCCACTATAGCCGTCACACATCAGATAACCCTTGAAGCCGTGAAGAAAATCTACAGCATTGTCCCCGGCCCGGGTCTCTGAGTATTTATAGAGGATAATAGGTGGTCCTCCGTCTTCACCGCTGCGGAAAAGCCACATATATGACTTTGTCTGAGCGCGGCGTTCCGGTTCATGTAGAACTTGAAGTGGCGTTTCATCTGCCATTGCGAATCCACGTTCCAGAAGTTTCCTGTGGAAGTATTCGTACATAGGAAGAAAAAACGCTTCGGAATTCCGGATCACCCAGTTTGCCATAGTAGCTCTGGTGATCTCCACGCCATACTGTTTCCAGTCCTTTTCCTGACGGTAGTATGGGAGACCATTACAAAACTTCTGGTACATTACCCAAGCGACCGTTCCAGCAGAAACCATTCCATAAAGCATATGGGCTCTGCCATCTTTTCCTTTTTTGATGACCGGAATATCCTGAAGCCTGCACTGCGGACACTCATAGTTCTTACTGTAGTATTCATATACTTTCAGTTTTGCCGGTACAAAAACCAGTTCCCGGCGGACAAACTCTTCCCCGATTTCTTTCAGCGGGGTACCACAGACAGGGCAGAGTTTCTCTTTCTCAGAAAGCTCCAGATACTTTTTTTCAACAGGAACTCCCTTAAAACGTTCCGCATCTGTAGCTCTTCCTTTTCGCTTTTTTGCTGTTTTTTCTGGAAGAATTGATTCAAGAACCTCTGCTTTTGCAGCTTCTGGATCCTGTTCCAGTTCCGCCTCATTAAAAAAGTTTAACTGACCCGGAATATCGAGGGTCCTTTTTTCGCTGGAGGTGCCAAACAATTTTTTACGGAGAAGGTCTATCTCTTCTTTCAGATTATCCCGCTCCTGGGTGAGAGCCTCTTCCCGTTTATTGCCAGCATCGACAGTTGCCTGAAGTGTTTTTATCATTTTTTTGAGATCGTTTATCATGTCCTTCAGCTCACGGAGCTGGATATCTTTGGAACTGTCTGCCACTGCTTTTTCCTCCTGTTTCTGATGTTTCCATTATACCAGAAAACAGTGGTTTTTCCCAGCAAAACAGCGGATTTACCAGGACTTGAAAGTGCCGAAAATACAGCAAAAAACAAGAGTTTTATGTGCATCTTTTTTACGTTGCCTTGATCGCTTTGGGCTGCTCAATATCAATGCCGGACATCAGCCAGTCGAACTCCCGCCATGTAAGATTCCGGACTTCGGATTTATTCCTGGGCCACCGGTAAGAACCTTGGGCAGTCAGTCTTTTGTAGATCATAACGATCCCATCCGGTTCTTTTAAAATAGCTTTGATGCGGTCGCATTTACGGCCACAGAAAAGAAAAAGTGCATGGTCGATCTCCATCGAAAACTGTTCCTGGATGATCGCACACAATCCATCAATGGACTTGCGCATATCTGTTCTTCCACAGACGATATAGATCGCATCAACACTTGAGATGTCCGCTAACATAACGGCTCCTTCAGCGTATCCATGAGTATCTTCAGAAGTAACGGTTTGATCTCATTACTCATTCGTATAAGCAATCCGTCTGCTTCGATTTCAATCGTATGTGAATTGTCAAGGTGCATAGATTTGTTTCCATTATCTGGGAGCAATCCTGCCGGAGAAGACTCCGGTTCTATAGCAATCTGGACTACATCCTGTTTATGGGATGTAAGGTCAAGAGTGCTGGCTTTGGGGGCTGGATCCGGTATCTGACAGGCTTTTTTGCGGAGACGGGTAACTGCATTGTAAAAACAGCTGGGAGATATCCCATGTTCATTACACCATGCAGCATCTGTCAGACCGCTTTGTCTGCATTCAGTTACCAGTTCCATCCATTCTTCCAGGGAACGCCCTGGAGCACGTTTATTACTCATAATGAAACCTCCAAATGTAGTAAATTTCTATCTCCTATCAAGCGGAGTGTAGTAAAAATCTATTTACTATCATTATGAGTTTAAAAACGTAGACAGTAAAGCTACCCAAGATTTAAGCGCTTACCGTACGTACGGTTCAATGGGAGGGGCGAGATAATTATTCTCCCTCTACCCTATTCATACTTAAAAATTAAGCGCTTACGAATTAAACGTAAAAGTGGGTCAATTTTACTTGACAATCAACAAGAATATGGCAGAAAGCCTTGGAATTACTACGGTTTCGATTACTAAGGCTCATGGGCGGAATCTGGATAAAGGCAAAGGTGTGGGGGAGAAATCCTTAGTAGTAAGGGACTACTAAGCGATGGCACACATACAAAACTTTGAACATAAAAAGCCACAATTGTTGGTAGGGAGACTACCGGGATTGTGGCTTTTTTAGTTTAAGAGAATATTTCTTTTTCGAAATCTACGGCTGCCTCGATTTGACATTTAGTGGCTGCATCATAATATATTTGGGCTTCATCTTTTGCATCAAAGAATTTCTTTATTATTTGTTTCTGAATTGGTATAGAGGGAACTGGAAGGCGGATAGCTCCAATTTCGTCACTATTCAAGTTATATTGTCCCCCTCCTTGTCTTCGCATAACTGCAATTTGTTCTCGAACAAGAGGTGTCATAAATAAAATATTTACATACTCAGGTAACACAATAGTTGTGTCAAAACGATATCTGATGAGATAAGATGCATACGTATATGTTTCGTCACTGTTAAAAATAGCGGCTTTTCCTATCAAATCTTTGCTACCATTAGTTCTCGTTATTAAGAAATCTCCTTTACGTAAAATCCACTTTTGAGGCTCTTTTTCAGTTGATGCACAATCTGCAGGCAAATATTTTAATGTTGAAAAATCGAGTTCTCCATTAATCACATTCGACATCCTTAATACAGGAATCATACCATTTTTCTTATCTAAAGAAGCCTTCACTGAAAGTCCAAATAGTGATTCCTTTTGCAAATCGTTAATACAATATTCCTGATACTTAAAACTATTGTATATGGTCTCTAATCGTCCTTTCTTTTGTATATAGTCAACTTCCCACCTTATAGTAGATGTGAAAGGGATAATTTGCAAGATTGACGAACTAGCAGTATTTTTAGTTGTTTTGTTTTTTAAATCTGAAACATCAGCTTGAACACTTAATAACAATCCATCGCTATAATTATTACCCTTCCTGATATTTTCATCTGCTTCATCAAGTTTAGCATGATATGCGTCGAGAATCTGTTGTTGCACGGTCACAGAAGGTATAGGTGCTTTTATAGATGCAAGTTTTTCAAAATGCAATGTTTGTCTAACTGAACCAGTTGTCGAATCCTTGATAAGCTTATTGAAGAAATCACTTTTCATCATCAGCCACAAATATTCAGGTAGAATAGTATCCTTACAACTAAAAACAACATATGCAGGACTTATATACCTACCTTTCAAATTAGGTGTTTTTATTCCTATTGAACCTACATTAATTCGATATGGGTTGTAGGCTAACCAATTATCTTTTACAACATGGTACTTTTGTTTAATTTTGCTTCCTTTTTCAGTAGAAGCATCAAACATACCGATTTTATTTGACACGCCTAATATGGTGAATTCTTTGGTAGGCTCATCAGATAGTTGTATTTTTTCTGTTTGATGAATTAAATGTTTTCCTAATTCCTCCACGGGATATTTTGAAAGTATCTTTGCAAAAAAGAACTGTTTCACATCCCATTGGGAAAATGAAGAAAAAGGAACAGTTGAAAGTAGTGCTGGTTTATTGCTCATTCAACACCACCTCCTGACTACCAATATACCTACAATATTTTCCGTCGGTATTCAGGGCATAGATTATTTCATTGTTTAAAACTGGCCATAAATTATTCTGTATTCTATAAGCTGAGTATTCATCTACTAACTGCGGTAACTGATTTCCTTCGGATGCAGCACCAGTCGTTGTAATTCCAGCATCATCAATCTTTGCAATAGGAATATCATAATCAAACTTCTTCTTAACAACCGGTTTTGTCTCTTCATCAATCTGCTTATAAAGTCCCTTCAATTCTTTTTCAGCAGTTTTCTTATTTAGCCTATTGTCAGCTTGCTCTTTTTTGATTGTTGTTATTTCTGTCTCAACTGATGTTGTATTTTTCTTGTCCTTCTTTGCCTGCTTAAGCTTTGTCTGTGCCTTCTTAAGGTCATCTTTAAGTGATTCCGTGAGAGCATCTGCTTTAGCAATAGTAGCTTCTAATTTGTCAATTTCTGCTTGGTGTAAAGCTGTTACTTCAGCAAGTGCTTCAGACTTGCAATTTGCATATTCAGATTCTTCATCATTTGTGAATCTTCGCATAAAAACAAGACTTGGTTTTACAGTTGCGCCTGCAGCTATAAATACATCCTGTGGGATAGAGCAAATCAGAATAATTTTTGCTTTTCCTTCAAAATATTCTCTAACAGCCTGCAGGTTTTTATTGTTTAGAACGCCTTCTGGGAGTACCATCCCCATACGACCTCCTTTTTTTAGAAGTCGTAAGCATCTTTCCATAAATAAAACTTCTGTCAGTGTAGAAATATTACCTAAATCGTAAAGAGATAGTAATGACTCGCCGATATGGTCATCAACCTGCTTTAGGGCTTCATCGTAAGCTGCACCATATTTTTTCTTATATTTTTTCTTCATTTCTTCGTCAGTGAATTTATCTGCTTCTGAAATGAGCTGACCTCTATCCACATTCTGACCAAAAGGTGGATTTGTTAAGATAACGTCAAATCTCTCTTCAAAAATACCATTAATATTAAGCAACCCATCATGATGATGCACACCACCATGACCATCGCCATGCATAATCATGTTCATTTTAGATGTACGAGCCATACGTGGATTAGCATCTGTACCATAAATGCAATTCCTAGAAAGCTGATACATTCGACTACCCTCAATGCCAGTATCTAATTCAGTATTTAGTGCTGCTTGCATTTTATCTATGGAATGACTTATCTTTACTTGTTTATCTTCTGGAAGAGCATCGTAGTCATTCCCTTCAATGGAAAGTCTTAAAGAATCCTTTTTTGAACGGATATCTGCCTCTATTTTTTCTCTTACATATTCAAAAGCCTTAATTAAGAATCCACCAGAGCCACAGGTAGGGTCACAAATTACCTCACCCTCTTGAGGGTCAAGAATCTCTGTCATAAAATCAACGATAGTTCTAGGGGTGAAGAACTGTCCTAATTCGCCTCTGAATGTTGTTCCTAGGAATTCTTCGAATGCTATTCCTTTAACGTCATCTTGCGTATCGGATAGATTAAATGTTTCAAGTTTCTCCAAGATTTGAATGAAACTATTCTCTCTGATATTTATTTCGTCTTTATCATCAAATAATCTGTCATCTTTAAAGAACTCTTTAGTAGTTCTAAATAAAAACTGCATGTAAGAGAGTGCGTATAAGTCAGTGCCCTTTAGACCCGGTCTAACATTTTTTTCGTGATTTTGGGCAGCATCAAGGTATTCCTGTTTTGTGAATACTTTCATACCCTTATTGTCACGCTCGAATCTAATTTTCATGAAAAGTAGTTTGCTGATTTCGTCAAACGCAGCCTCTGGAGATAGCTTATCATTATTCCTAATTATGTTATGACAAGCGCGTAACGTCTTTGTGAATTCATCACGTGTAAAAAGCTTGGTTTGATCTTTGAGTTGTTCAATTCTTGCAGCATCATCTACATCTTTAGCAGTAGGAATAGCTACAACTTCATCTAATTTTTGAGGTAAATATGCAGGGTCTACATTAAAATATTTTGTTTCTTTTTCGTTTGTTGTTACAAAGAATTCTGCATGTGCCCAAGAAGCATAATTAAATCCTTGGTAATAATCTTCAACTCGAACCTTAACATTTTCAGCTTTGCACTCTACTACAATAAAAGCAGCCTTTTTGTCTTTTTTGTCCTGTTCACTTTTCCAAATTACAATATCTGCGCGAGCTTTACCTTGACCACGTTTGGAGTTATTTACTTTAAGTTCCTGCTCCATTTGTTCAAGAGAGTATCCATATTTGTTAGCAAGAATAGCGATGTAATATTGACGAACTCTTTCTTCTGGTGTTGATACGTGCCATGCTTTCTTTAAGGGACAATATATTTTCCCGTCTTTTTCTTGTACTTCGAAATCTGCCATTATGTATGTCCTCCTTTACCCCATGGGGAGTATTATCTTTGTAACTATTCATCCTAAAGACCGATGCCCCCTCAAACACGTTTTTTCGCGAAATTGCATAGGGGGGATTCCGGTGTCTTGTAACATATTTTATATAATATCATAGCACATAATTGCATGTAGCTGGCTGACATTAGATACAATAATCTATTTGCCTTTCCGCCAAATCATATAAATTAATGTGCTTTTTTCTTGATTTTTTGAGCCTTTTCAATGGCTTTTCGCTCACGATAGGCTTTTTGCTTTCGGGCATTTCGAACCTTCTGGCATTCTTCGGCATCACAAAATTCCTGTCGGTTACTTTTTCGGATTATGAATTTACCACAGTTCCGACAACGAATCATAATGCCTTCTGGACGATTATCCGATTTGCCTTTATCTTCTGGTGCAGGGTCTTCGGAAAGCATTCTTGCAAGTGTCAGCCATGCAATATCAAATACAGAATTAATATCGGTAGAAAATTCTAATCGGTTAGTGCGGGGATCTACCTTTAATTTCATGGTAAATTCCGGAATGATGTCAATAAGCGCATTCCGCAATTCATCGTAATCGTCATATGATGTAGTAGCAAATTCTCCGGTTGGAGGTTTTTCTGCCGGATGATTTTTAATGTACTCATTATCAATTCGCATTTCTTCTATGAGATTTCCTTTTGCCTCCCCATAATCTAAGTCATCCGGTATTGCAACGATAGGATGCTTATATTTATCAAAGAAAGAGTAGCCCTCAAAGTATTTTCCTTCTTTGGATAAATCATATGCAGCTTCGTCATCGGCAATACAGACACCTTCGAGAGCAACATAAAACATGACTGCATTATATAATTTCCCGAGGTCATCTAAGAAGTTGTTAATCTCGAATGTTCCGTCTTTTTCTACCATTTCTGCATCGAAGCTATTTATATCAAACGATTCATTCAATTCAGAATAAATGAAATCAATATTATATGGATGCATATTATTTGTACACCATTCCATGATAAGCTGTGTATATGGAATTTTATTATCAAAGCTGTTTATCTGCATTGCCAGATTGCAAAGGCTGGTAAGCAGTCCCTGTCCGGAAAGAAAATCTTCTTTAGGAAAGATGGGTTCATATCCGGGGCGGCAAAATGGTGTTGCACAATAATCATCGCTTTTATCAATATCAAGTTCATATTTCTTGAATCGGAAAGGGTGGTAAATCAGTTGCCCGATACCACCGATTTCTTTAAATCCTAATATATCTGTTGTTTTATCTGCTTCTGATGGAATCGTTTCATCATTCCAGTTTAATGGCATATCATACCTCATTCCAATCGTTAATTCGTAACCGTTAGCGTTACCGTCAGTTTTTGGACTCCGGTTACATTATAGCTTAAAATATTCATGAAAACAATAAAAAGTTACACAAAAAGCTGTAACGGATTTGTACCTTGACAATTTCATCCCGTTCTCAATGAACAAGCCTTTGTTATTGCGGGGACTGGTAGCCGCCATGAGCGGTAGCAGAGAAACGACCATTGAAGAGACGGACGCAACAAAATCTACGAAAGGAGCAACATCTTATGGAAAAACAACTATGAGTGTGCAGGAATTATCTGCACAGATGGGAATCAGCTTGCCAAAGGCATATGAACTGGTAAAGACACCGGGATTTCCGACAATACGAATCGGAGCAAAAATTCTGATTCCGATTGAAGCTTATAAAGAATGGCTTGTAAGAACGTCTATTAACCATTAAATAGAATTGCAGAAAAGGAGGAGCTACAGGAACAGATGATGCAAGTGTACATGGGTATCTTTTGATGATGTAGAATCAGCCAGAAATCAGTTTCAGGCATCGGGGCTTGGCTTGAAGATTACGAAAGGTTTCTTCTTATTAGATATAGACCATAGGGATATTTCAGATCCATTTGCACAGCTTATGTTATCTCGGTGAATGTGTACACGCATATCGGATTCGATGATGCTGAGGAAGAATTGAAGCGGATGGAAGAGTTTAGAAAAGAACAGGCTGGGGTTGAGCAGAAGAAGGAGAAACCGATGTCACAGAAAATGTTTAAGGTAGTTTAATATGGAAAAGGGATGATGCTCTGACTTGGCTGGGGCGATTTTTGTGGAAAAGAAATACAAATGGCGATATAATATAATTCAGAGAGATTTAGCATTTAGGAGATGATATGGTGAACATATATGAGTTATTGAATCGGATTATTGTGAATAAAAGATATTCGTTGTCGCCTAATTTGTTTATTGAAGCTGATAGGACTGAATTAAGTGAAGAAGAAAGAAGTATTTTTGATTTATTGAAAAACATAGTTTCGTTGAGAACAAAAATTCATAATGATGGAATAGAATTTCATCCTATGTTCGTAATGGCAGATGGTAGCCGAACTTTTTCAATAGAAGATATATCAGAAGATGATTATTTGATATTGCATAGTTTGAAATTAGAAAAAATGCCATTGATTTTACGTGCACTGATTGCGGATATATTGTGGACTAATAAAAAAGAATTTAGTGCTGCTAAAATTGCAGCAAATGCATATTGGAAATTATTTATGTTGTGGTATACGGATGAAGATAATGTCGGTACAATTGATATGATTCGCAGAGCAGTATGCATTTCAGTACAAACAAAACAAACTACATTGTATAATGAAATACAAGAGTGGTTTAACGAGTTTATAGATACTAAGGCTGCAAGTGCCGAAGGCTTTTTTTCATTGAAAATAATGGAACTCTTCTTTAAGCAAAAGAATTTTGATGTATTCATAATTTTGAAAGTATTAGATGATTTGATTGATGGCAACAGTGATAATATTGCAAAGGTAGAACAAGCATATAAATTAAAAACGGAATGTTTGTTTAAATTGAAAAGAAAGGAAGATGCAATAAAAAATAACAATTTATTGGCAGATTATTATCTGGAGTTTGCAGAGAAAATATTCAAGAAGGATATACAAGGTGCATTAAAGGCTGTCAATTTTTATCAAAAAGGAATAATGCTATATCGCAATAATGGAGAATCAGACAAAGCAGATGCCGCTCATAAAAGACTCGTTGAAATACAAAAAGAAATACCTAAAATAATGGTACCATTTTCTGTTGAATTAGATATAAAAGGTGTTATCGATAATTTAAAAGCAAATATGGAAGGATTATCATTTGAAGAATGTGTAATTCGGTTGACACAGATGTTTGTGTTTGAGAAACAGGAAGATATAAAAAAACGTGTAATAGAAGAATTTAAAGATAATCCTATTTCACATTTATTTGGGAAGAGTTTAATAAATGCTCAAGGACAAACGGTATTGGCGTTACATCCGCTAGATATTCATGACCCAGAAAAAGATCCGAAACTTATGGAGCTGCATATGTATCAAAATGCATTGGAAAAACAAAAAGTTGCTGGTGATATTTGGGTGAAGAATGCTTTAATTATAATAAGAGATAAATTTGTTATTGATAAGTCTATGGTGGAGTTTTTAGTTAAAGATAATCCAATTATTCCTGATGGAAGAGAACGAATTTTCCAAAGCGGATTATATATGTTCTTGAACGGAGACTATTATGAAGCGTTACATATTCTTGCACCACAGGTAGAAAATCTTTTTAGAAATATTGCACGAGAGGTAGGTGGATTAACAGTAACTTTAGAAAAAGATGGCTCGTCAATGGAAAAAGTGCTGAGTTCTATTCTGTCGTTGCCAGAATTGGTTGATTGTTATGATAATGATATTTTATTTACATTTAGAGGACTGTTAAATGAACAAGCGGGTGCAAATATAAGAAATGAGATTGCACATGGTATCATAAGTGAATATGCTTGCTCTACAGGTGTTTGCTTATATTTTGGAGTGGCGGTTATAAAATTACTTTCGCTTACATCTGCTTCATGCTATCAGATATTAAAGAATAGTGAAAAACTAAAACATTTTGAGATGCCAAGAAAGGATGCACTTAAAGTAATACATTGATGATAAAAATCCTTAGTAGTATGAAAGTCTCTTTTACTACTAATTTTACTACTAACAGGTAGTAACAACGTGCTCAATTCTGCTCTGATTTGCCACAATCTGTAATTTCAGAGCATTTTACCATAACCCCAGAACCCCTTGCAAAACAGGGCATTCCAGGGCAAAACAAGGAGAAACAAAACAATGATAAAAGTACTATTTGTATGCCACGGCAGAATCCGTACTTTTGTCTGAAGTGGCTTAAAATCAAGGCTTTTGGGGAATGAGAATGGTATTTGTCCCCCCATTGTCCCCCTATTTTGCGCGAGTGTACCGCGACAACCTAAAAGCAAAGCTTTCGGGTTGAAATTTGTTAACCAGACTGTCCTCGATAAAAATGAATATGATTTGTGGTGAAAGAAGTTCCTGCGGGGAGCAGATGGACCGATTTTGAAAAACTCTGTATCAATTTTCTTTACAGATAAACTTTGTTCATAGATTTATGGTATAATCAGTTTAAACGCTTGAATAAAGGAGATTATCCGGGAAGAAAATGAGAAGGCGCAGACGGAATGATTCTGTAATTCCGTCACTTCATGGAAGATAAATGTTATAGTGAATTTATAGTGAATAGAGAAACGTGATAGCGTAGTAAGCAATAATTTCAGATGATACAGGTTTGATCAGAGAGGAGAAGAATATGAACAACTATTGTATGATCCAGAACTCCAAAACGTTTGCATTTTCCGCAGAGAATCCAACCGGTGTACGCGCAGGTGGTTCCCAGGGCGGTGACTGCACCAAGCTTCGTCCGACCGTGACGATTCATGCAGGGGAAACC